CTTCTCCATTATATTCAACAGCAATACCTAACGAAGGAACATATAAATCTATACGTTGTCCTAAGTCATACAATGGTTGTTCATAAATAACTTCTAAGCCACTATACAGTTCAATTAACCAATCATAAAGTATACGTTGATTCTTAGAACCTCTATTATCTACTTTATATGACATTAATCACTCTTACCTTTAATTAGAGTATTACCTTGTTCATCGACTAGGACTGAACCTCCGAGATCATGTCCGTTTATCTTCTCATCAATATGTACACCATCGTAGTTATAATTATTTTTAATCCAATTAATATAAGAATTAAATTGATCGTCAGATTCAATTCTAACTAAATGATCCATATGAAGAACTTCAGATAATGTGTGACTCTTGATTACTTTATTTAAATAAACATGTCTTAAATAATCATCTGAATAATAAACAAATAAATCCATTCCATCTTGAAAGACAATTAAGACACGTTGACTGTTATTTGAACCTTCAATATAAATAGGATTTGTCTTACTTTTGTAAGTATAAATTACTTTCATCTTTTATTATTGCACCATCATTTTTAAATTCTTCTACTACTTGTTTTATAAAAAATAACTCATCTAAAACACAAGTGCTATCTATGTTTTTATGTATACTCTTATGAATCCATGCAGTATGATAAATTACATCTGCTTGTCTTTTCTCATCTAAGTTATTAAAATATTTAATCTTTTTAATAATCGACTGGCGCAATTGATATTTACTTTTACTAGTTAATTTAATAGTTTTAGTAACTACTACAGTATCATTCTTAAATAATGCATGACAATATTTAATTTGAGATTTAGTAAGGTTGTCCGTATATAAAAAAGATTTAGAGTATAATAAAGAATTAGTAGTACCTTTATCTGCTACATAAATAACAACATACTTATTTAAATTCTTTTTAATGCATTTTAAAGCAGACTTAGTATTCCTAATATAAGTTATTTCTTTAGTTACTTCATCAATAAATTTATAATACGGCTTAAACATTAAACACCTTAATTGTTTTCTTTCTTATATTAAATGGCATTAAATCATATCGAGTTTTATATACCTCAGAAAAATTACAGCTCAAAGGACAATTAGTACAGTTATAAGTATTTACTTTATTAAAATCAATATACTCTTTTTTATTTTGTTTATTAACTAAATTTACAATACTACTATTAATAGGTAATACTGAATAATCTACAGTTTTACTTATTTCAAAAACATGTATATTTTTTAATTTAGTACCAAACACTTCAATTAATGTTTTATAAATTAGTCTATGTTGAATATTAATTTTCATCTTAGGTAGAAGAATTAGTACATCCAAAGAATCTTCAGAATTAAAAACTATAGGTATATGAAAATAATAACTATTATTTTGTTTCTTAGGTACATTAATATGCTTCTTAGAGGTAAAGAATAATTTATTTAGCTCTATCTGCTTAACATTTGGATTAGAACTTAATTCAATTATTAAAGAATAACTTTTAACTAAACTAACCCAAGAACGAGCTACAAAAGCAGAATTAAATTTAATTTCTTTTGCAGAACAAAAATTCTTTATCACATCATAGAAATAAGACTCAATAGATTCAATATTTTTATTATTCGTAATACAATTCATTAAAATAGAGTAACTAATATAACCAATAAAATCAGAAACATTATCTTCGTATAGCTCTTCTTTATTGTGAAATAATTCTAATTTATCTTTAAACAAAATAAATTTATTATTATCATTATTGAAAGCTTTTAAAGTATTAATACAATAATTAGTTATATTATATTCATCTAAATGAAATCTAGTATCCAACATAGATCCCATACTAACTCCAATCTCTACATGTACCTTTACTAAATGCACAATACTTACAAGCCATATCTCCAATAGGATTATTCTCAGGATCTTTCATATACTTATCATAAATATACTGAGGTATCTCTTTTGCAGAAAATTTAATATTAATTTCTTCTGATGTAAAAGTCTCAGTAAATTCTGGAGGAGGTATACTATTAGTAGAAAAATAACCTAAAAGTGTTTCTTCAGCTTTATAAATACCTTGATCACTAATACGAGTATCTACATACTCATAGTGTTGATTATTCCAAATAGTACTAATTTTAGGGTACAAATTATTATTACTTTCAAATAGCTCTATTTTAAACTGTTTATTTCTATTAAAACTACCACAAGCTCTGTCAATATAAAATAAATTATTAATTGCAAATTCATCTTTTTTAATTAAACTATAACGGAATGTCTGTAATAGATGTTTATCTTTAGGCTTCGGTGGAGTTTTAGTATTACCTAATAGAGCAGTAGCTCCATAATAGTTAGAGCCATCATAAGTTTTGATCTCACCAAGCTCTAAGAGGCCCGTAGTAGGGTTTTTAATAACTACATCACCAATCCCTTTAACTAGTCTATTAACATCCGTTAAAGAGAAACTATGAGTGTAATACAGACCAACTTCTTTTAGTTTATCAATAAACCAATCTTCCCACCAATTACCACTAAAGCCAGCCATCATAGCTGATACGCCAATAGGATTAGTTTTTATTTGATCAGTTTTTTCTAACCATACTTGTCGTAAGCATGATCCTAATTGTTTATCATTAGCATCATAACATACCTGAGAAGAGGGATTTAAATTTAATAGAGTTCTAGTAGGAATTCTTCTATTTTCTTCTAAGTTGTTTCTTATACTACCAAATACGTCTATCATATTATCACTCAATAAAACATTAAAAAGTATTCAGAATCATGTCGGTTATCTTCTTCCCAATCTCCAAACTTTAAACAGTTAGTTGAGTATTGGTATTTATTTTTAATAAAAGAAGGAAGACTACCTGTAACAATAGGATATCTAAATCTTAAAATAGTAATAGTGTTTTCATCTATTACTTGATCAAAATAATTAAGATGATCTGTACTTCGACTTAAATCAATATACAGTACATCTACTGGGGAGTTTAAAGCTTCATCTTCATAAACTAATCTAGAGTTAATGCCCAAGTTAGTTACAGAAAATCCGTTTAGTGTAAGGTATAGATTCAAATACACTTCCAATTAAGGAAATATGGCATACTTTATATTTATCAAAAAAAGTATGAAAGAATGTATCATCTTTATCATTAACAATTAACAGTTTATTAGTTTTAGTTAAATAGTTAAAAGTTATATCTCTAGCTATTTCTAAATAATTTTCATTCATGATTTTCAATTAATTATTATAATTTTATTAGTTATTTGTTCTTGTTTAACATTATCTAAAATTTCTTTATCTATATAAATATTATTATTTTCTTCTTTATAAATTTTAATTTTATATTGAAATATAAAATTATAATAAGTATAACAATTCTCAAAACAATAAGTTTTAGTTGTTACATTATTCTTCGCATAGTACAAAGAAGATTCAATTAAAGTTATTATAGATAAACGACAAATCTTAGGTGTTTGGTACAAAGATATAGAAACAAGATTATCCGATACCTTCTTAATACCTATAACACCTATATCAATATTATTATAATTCACAACATAACATTCATCTAATATAGAATAGTTAAACAGCTTGTTTTTACTTGAAATATTATTTAATAATTCAAAGTATATAGATTCTTTATCTTTTAAATCAGTTATGTGTACATTTAAACTCATTAAGTAGCTACTTCAATATAATGTTTTAAAAGGCTTATATTATTAGTTGAATTTAAAAACTTATCTTTATTTTCTAGAAGAAAATCTTTAGTAAGTAAAAGTTTTAAATGCTCAAATAAATTAATTGAATATTTTATTTGAAAACGACATTCGTTATATTTATAAATCTCTGTTCTACCTACTTCTGTCTCTTTAGTTGCTATCCAAGAATTAAGATAACTTAAATTAGGAATATGCAAGTCAGATAATACTTCAAATATAAGAGGTTCATAACTACCAGTTAAAGTTGAAAGATGCCTAGTTAAACTAATTTGAAAATCATTAAAATCTTCATTTGAAAAATTAAATAGTTTATAAAATTCGTTTCTAATTATATCTTTTTTATTAAGTGTAATCATTTCTTCTTTATCTTCATTAGGAATTAAAGGATATTCTCCTAATGTTTCTAAAGTTAATACTAAGTTATCTTCTTTTAATTTTAAATTACGAACAACAATAGGTAATAATCTATCAGTTGTAATTATAATCTTATCAAATGCATAAGTTGATCTAGCGTTTAAAGCTGTATAATTACCTAAACCAGCAGTTGTTTTACTAACAACAAGATACTTATTAGCATTAGAAAAATAAGAAGAATCAAAAGGTATAACTTTACTACTAGTATCAACTTTACTGACAATATCTTCACTATTATTATAAATAGTATTACCAGTTTTACGATAACAATTAAATAAAGAAGGAATTACTCTAATACCCGTAAGACTACTAGGTGCAGTGGAAACATTATTAAGTCTATTTTGTTTTAGTCTTAATCTATTTTCAGCAACTAAAATATTATTCATTTCTGAACTAGTCCAATATTCGACTTCCTTATCTGTTCGCTCTCTTATCATAAAAAGGAAAAAATCAATAATACCTTGATCTATTTCTTGTAGAGGCGTAGAAGTATGGATAGGTACTATAACATAATCTAAATTATTTCTATTTTGAAAATTTGATAATTTTGCAGGAGTTATTCTATCAGTAATCTGAGTTAAAATAACTTTAGTAACTTCAGAATTAGAATCTGGCAGTGACCCTAAAGATATTCTTTGAAACCTATTATTAATATTAGTAAGAGTATTATAATTAAAAGAATAATTTCGTAAATTTTCAGGTAATCTTTCAGAACTATATGGACCTAACATATTAACTATATTAAATGCATCCATATTAAATTTATTTGATATAAAACGTGAAAATTTTAAAGTATGCTCAATAGGAGCTATGGTTCGTAAAGAAAGAACCGAAGTATAATTAAATCCATAAAGATCATTAAATTCAGTTAATAAAGATTTACAAAAAGATGTCACACAACTTTGTATATTATCTTGAATTATTTCTCGATTATTTTCGTTATTAATTAAAGACTCTCTATTAAGAGGTAGATCTAAAAGAACAGGGTCTAAATTTATTATAAAATAATAATTTCTAAATATATTTGCTAATAGATTATTTTCCTCAGTATTAAGCCTATTCATTGTTGGAGCAGGATATACTATATCACCAAGTCTAACATTATAATGTGATGTTATATTATTATAAGAATTATAACGAGAAATAGTTTTAACATAAAAGACATCAGATAAAGCTAATTCTTCTCTATCTTTACTTCTATCTATTTCAGTAGATAAGTCTTCAATATCTTCAAATATTTTAGGAGGTATTCTAAAAGAATCTAAAATATGCAATTGCGCACAAAACACACTAATTTGATTTTCTTCTAATGAAACTATGTATTTAATACCATTAGGTTCTGATGTACTAGTCTCAGAGAGTAAAGTTAAAGTAGGAATACCTTTATTAATTCTTTTAAATAAAAATTCATAACAAATACCTTGAAAATAAGATATTACTTTATACTCTTCATTAAAAGCAAGCACAGCTTTAGAGCCTAACCCGTATTGACCTGTTAGATCTATTTGTGTTTTCTTATTACTACTTAATAAAGTATTAAGATACTTAAACACATCTTCTTTAGATAAACCAGTACCAAAGTCTCTTACGATAAAGAAAGGATTTTCAACAGTAGGTTTTTGAACAAAAAAAGGAGAATAATTTCTAGCTACTAAATGAGAATCCATTGCATTACAACAAATTTCTCTAACAACAGCTAAAGGAAGATTAGTATAAAGATTATCTAAAATACTTTTAAAAACCATCTCATTAATTTCTAATGACATGTTAACTGAATTATTCATAGTTTAAATTAATTCCAATTAAATATTGTGAAGATATCTCTTGAATGTCTTTAATAGGTACTAAAAAACAATCTTTAGTTTCTTCACAAGTGGGTAAAGGGGTTAAAAGATAAGAAGTATCATTATTAGATGTACTATCTATACTATAGACATGTCCAGATCTTAATAAAAATTCTTGTAAATATTTAGCAGATAATAAAGATTTTAAATAAAACTTTTGATTACTAATTCTATTTAAAATATCCTCAATAAGAGGTTGAGATAAATCTAAAATAAAGTCTAAATTATTAAAGTTACTAAAAAACAAATCATGTAATAAACAACTATTAACAGAAACAATAGAAGTATATGAAGCATTATAAGTACTATTTTGAATAGAATGTTTTAATTTATAAGTTAATACAAATTTTAAAACATCTTTAAAAATATCTTCTGAATCACATATAATATCTATAGTAGTATGAGTTTTTAGCTTAAATCTACCTAGTAGAAATATAGAAAAAAGAGTAACAAAAGAAGAATCCATTTTTATTTTTCTTAACGAATAGTCAATACTATTGCTATAGTTACGAATTAATAATTTTTTAAATTCTTCTTCATCAGTTATATTTAAACTCAACATAACCTGTTTTAAATCTTCATTCCATTTCTTAGCATCCAGCCATTCATCATCAGGACAACCTGTACTTAAAGCTTTTAATAAAAACTTCTTTGGTAGTTTATACTTTAATAATATTTCAGAGATACTTGTTGAATAATTATATTTATCAAGGTATAGAAAAGTTTTAGCTTCGAACTTTTTATTTCGAGTTACATTATGACTTTTCTTATTAAAAACTAACTTATCGTATGAACTTAAATAAGATGCAGATTCTTCAATAATACTATTTGTTAAAACATCTTTCATTAAGACAGTTTCATTACCTTCAAAATAAAAGTTCCCAATCGCTGTATTAACTTCTATAGTGTCTTTATTTAATTGAAAGTAATCTTCAACTAAATATCCCTTACCATCTAAATTAACAAAGTCATGATATAGTATTTTACTACCTTTTTTAAAAACACCATTAATTAGATAGTAGTCATCAATTTTAAATATCAACGTAGTACCATCCAAATAAATCATATAACTCATCTAATGTTTCTTGAGTAGGCCTTTTTGAAACATTTTGATATCCTTCATTTTTACCGAAGTGAATACGACCAGTAGCATAAGAATCGGTAGACATAAGAGGTGCATAATACATATTATTTAAAATATGCCTATGATCATAATTACGTGTTGTCATATGTGCAATCATCTTATCAGTGTCTCGTCTGATGTCGGGTCTATGGTAAATGCCTCCATAACTGCTATTTGTCGCTTCAATTCTAGATATTTGGTACGAATCTTCCATTTTCTTCTACTCCTTCTCTAACAGATATCCCAACAGGGAATAAGGGTACATTATATTTACTTAACGTTTGATACTGTACAGTTAACCATTTATTAATATATTGATCTTTAAGATTAAAATATTTTAAATTAATCTCTTTATCACCTTTCATAAAACAATCAAAAGAAGAATAATTTGAATCTTTCTCACCATGATGATTATGTAACACAAACATCACTTTTTGATCATCATTCTCTGCAAGATAAATATCTTTAATTTTAAATTCTTCATCTTCCATTATTTTAAACTTTAAAAGATTATTTGAACGTTTACCAAAATCATAAAGAGAGTTACCATATCGAAGCATTAATCCTTCATAGTCATCTTTAATCCACTCTTTAGCAAGTACAACCATAGCTTCCTCAGATTCAACTGCTTCACTATCAACACGAATAATATTAGAAGAAGTAGGTAACCCAAAATAATCAACAAAACGATCATAGAAATTTAAAGGTTCTTTAGTTAAAGGCACAATATCATAGCAATGGAATTGAACATCATTTGTTGACCACAATTTACCAGTTTCAGTATCTAACACTTCAACATATTCATCTGAGTTAATTAGTGAACATAATATTTCAAATGGAATATTTTTATTAAATAATTCACCATCTAAAATAACTTCACTTATACTTAAATCTGTATCTACTTGATAATTATAATCTATTAAATCATCAGCAATATGCTTAAAATATTTAAAAGGCTTACCAGTTCTAGATTCGAATCTATCAACTTTTCCATTCCTTAAGAAAATGAAACCACGAAGACCATTTAATTTTCTAGATGCATAATAAAGATTTTTCATTACACCCGCATCTTTTAAAGATACCCACTTAACAATGTGTTTTTTATCGTTATACTTATGAGCTAATTGAGGCCTTTGAGGTTCAACATAGTCTTCTATATCTTCTACATAACCATCATCAAGTTGTTTTTGATACAAGTAACCAATCTCTAATTCAGCTTGCTCTTGAATAGTAGTTTCATTAGCTCTACCTATATTTTTGCCACTAGCGATATAACGATTCTTTGTAATAAAACGTTCACTACCTAATAAACCATATTCAATAGTAATAGTAATTTTATTAGTATTATTTAATTTAAAATCAGAGTAAGCTTTCCAATAACGAGTCTTACCTTTCGTATCTAAAGTATAAAGTATTTTATTATTCATTTTTTATAATTCTGTTTATAGATTTTCATTAAAGATACTTCATATAATTTCTTAATATCTTTATCTTGTATTGAATAAACATTATCATACAGTTGATCTAATGCTTCAGCAATAAAAGGTTTTAATGTTTCAGTAGTATGATTACCGTCTAAATTTAAATACTAAATCATTAGAAGTACCAAAATAAATACCAGCAATAAGATTACTAGATATTTTAGCTGGGTTATGAGTTAAAAGAATATCTTTATAAAGATTAAAATCAGACTCGTTTACTCCTAAATCATTAGCTATGTAATTCTCATTAGATAAAATAAATCTAACAGCTCTCCCAACTGTACCTAAAGAATAAGTACGATCTAACTGAAGAAATAAATTAAATAACTCTATACTGTTAGTTTTTACTTTTTTAGTTTCACTTGTAATATTTTTAAACAATAAAGAAAAGAATATAGGATAAGGATTTTTAAATTTAGAGTGATTGATTAAATATAAATTCAATAAAGAATTTAAATATTTGAAATCAAACCACAATCTTCCACCTTCATTAGAAACATTATTATATACTTTATTAAGTGTTTTAAATACATGATCATAATCTTCATAAGAATATTCAGGAAAAACTAATTGTTTAATATTATTATACCAAATAATTTCATTTTGCATGATTAACTCCTATTCTTTAACCAAGTATCTCTAGTAAGCTTTAAATCAAGCTCGTCAGAAGAATCTTGTTCAATTATTTTACCATCAGATCTTTTATTATTTCTATTAGATATAGGACTTAATTTAGAAAGATTATGATCATGAACTAAATCAAAAACAACATCTGAATCAATACCAAGCCAGCTAGAAGTGCCACTATTTATATAGTCAATGTCACTAAGAACCTTAGCTATTTCATCAATTTTTAAATCAAAATCTGAGTTACCTAAGTATTTAATTTTACTTAAAAGAATATTAAAGAGAGGATCAAGATGTTTATATTGAACTGAGCTAGTTAGAAACGAATTAAATAGAGTTTGAACTTTTTCTAATACAAGAATAAGTCTGAGCTTAGCTAATTTAGCATCTTTATCAGAGAGAGAAAGTAAATTAACATCATGACTTATATCAAGATGACCTGACAATATCATAAATTCTTTTACTTTATTTTGACGTGACTTTTTATCGTTATTACTCATTTGAATAATCCCTATAAAAGTTGTATTGATTCGAGTACACCCGAAGATGTACTCTTAGTTGTTTAAACTTATTATACTGTAGCTTTTACAGCATCTTTAAAAGGCTTAGAAGCTTTAAAGCTTACACGCTTAGAAGCAGCAATTTGAAGAGGTTCGCCAGTTGTTGGATTACGACCAGTACGAGCTTCTGTATCAGCAGCTTCTAACGTACCAAAACCTGAAATACGGACTGTTTCGCCAGCTACAACTGATTGAATAACATTTGCAAACAATGCATCTGCTACATCTTTAACAGCTTTTTGAGTTAATTGTAATTCTTCTGCTACACGAGCTACGAGAGTTGAAAGTAAAGTATTTTGAACTTCAGACATTTATACATCCTAAATTAGTTAATATTTTTATAATTTGATTAGTTTTTTCAGCTTCAAGAATATCATTATATCTTACATTATTTTTATTTAAAAAACTAATAAGATTTTTATAGTCTTGATCTGATTGTTCCTCTGACTCTACTCTTCCGAGTGTATCAAAGGGAACAGTTCTTTTTAAGAGAAAGTTAATATTATTGAATTTATAAAACTCTTGAAATATCAATTGATTTAACACAGGACTTGTTGTACTATATTTCTCTCCGATAGAACGAAGATAGTACTAAAGGCGAGTCTGTGATGATAAAATCTAAACCTTTATCTCTTAAAATAAATTGTTTTCTATGCTGCTTAGCAAAGATATATATTTGATCTTGTGTAATGTTAAAGTTACCAGAGAAGATTTCTTCTTTAATCCATTCATTAACACATTCACACTTGTATCCAAGTTTTTTTAACTCATAAGTTAAACCAAGTGCGGTTGTTGATTTCCCGTGAACCTGATGAACCTAATAAGTTTATAATAATTGTTTCATTCGTCATTAATTTCAATATCTCCAATCAAAAAACATCTTGTCAATTTTTACAATTATCACAAGTACCACAATCTTTTTCTAAAGTTTGATTATAAGCTTGTAATAATAGTTGATTTCTACACTGTTTAGTATTTAAACAATAATTAACTACTTCATCTAAAACTTCATAGGACTTTCTAAGCCTAATAGGAGAAGTTGTACTCATTCTAAGTATATATTTTAATTTAGTAATATCAGAAGGGTGGTAGAAAGTATAGATATTAGAAACCAATCCATCCCTACCACTTCTACCTGCCTGTTGAACATAATCATTTAAAGAAGCAGGCACATCTAAATTAATAACAAATCTTACATTATCTTTATTAATCCCAGTACCAAAGGCACTTGTACAAATAATTTTGGAAATACTTCCATCAATAAAACCATCAAGAATTCTTTTCTTTTCTTTTTTACCAATAGTAGAATAAAAGTAAGCAGTATTATAACCATTTTTATTTAAATAATCAGAAATCTCTTTACACTTCTCTCTAGTATTACAATATATTAAACCAGTAGTAGTCTTAGTATACTGTCTTAATAAACTCATTAATTGATACATTTCATCTATCTTTCTAATAACATTTTGATGTAAATTAGGTCGATATAAATGATGATCAAATACAGTGTAATCAGTCATACCTAATAAAGAAGTAATCTCTTGAATATTATCTTTAGTAGCTGTAGCAGTTAAACATGTAAAAGGAATATCTTCAAAGTATTCTTTTAATATTCCTAGTTGTCTATACTTAGGCCTAAAGTCTTGAGAAGATTGAACAACTGCATGACATTCATCTAACGCAATATGATTAATAGAGCATTCAGTTTTTAAAAAATCTAAAAACCATAATTCATCATAATCATTAGTACGAAGTAATGTTTCAGGAGCAATATATAATAACTTTAAAGACTTATCTTTCAAAGCTTCTACAATTATTTTAGTTTCTTTCTTACCAGTACTACCATTAAGACAAGCAGCTTTAATACCGTCGTCTAGTTAAATCACTAGTTTGGTCCGCTTGTAAACTTAATAAAGGGCTTATTATGATCGTAGTTCCTTCCATCAGCGTAGCTGATAATTGAAAAACTACACTTTTTCCTAAAGAAGTTGGAGCTAAAAAAAAAGAATCTTTACCGCTCTAAAATATGATTTATACAAGTTTCTTGTTTACCTTTAAAGGAGTCATACCCGCCAATATTGTTCTAATGTTTGATATAACATTTGATCGTCATAGTAATTCAATATCTAATATCCTTATCAGGAGTACTATATAATGTATTACCTATAAATTGAACTTTATCATAACTAGACCTAATATCAGGAATACCGTTATACCTTTGGTACGGTTTAGGGATACTGTAAGGCTTATATGGATCAGGATAAGTCGTGTTAGGTGGTAATGATTTTGTTATATCTTCAATAGATCTTGGAGTAATAGTAGGAATTTCTATAATTTTAATTCCTATAACCTCTGAAAATAATTCCTTTTCTTTTGGAGTTAATTCATTGTACTTAATTATTAAGTCTATTAATTTATTATTCATAAGTTTATCTTTATTATATTAAGTGTTCTTTTAATTGATCTAAAACTTCTATAGAAAAACATTCCATATCTCCACCAAATTTAATTAATGGATTATATTTGAATTCTTTAAATTCGTTATGTAAATTCGTTTCAAATTTAGAGCAACTTTTAGCATCTTCAAAATTAAAAATTTTAATACTGTTATACTTGTAAGGTAGAAAATTACTACGAAATCTTTGATATAAGGTTCTGTAAGTCTTGCCTATTTTAATAAACTTTTCATTTTCATTAAAACATTCAATAATGTACACTTTAAATGAATCAAAATATTTCGAATTTTCAGCAGATTTTTGCCAGTCGGAATGTTTCCAACCTGTTCTTTTATTATTAATAGAAGTTAAGATATGTCCACATTTAATACAGCCTTTACCAACTAAATGAGCATCAAGACTTTGACTAAATTCTCCGATGATCCTTACAGATTATTTTCATCAAATCTTTAGATCTTCTAGGTAATGGTAAAATATATTGATATTTATCTCCATGCACTAATCTAAATTTTTCAATTTTCTCTTCATCTGAAAGACCTCTGCCTGTACACTTATAACAATTATCACCTCTAAGATGACATATAGGTATTGGATAAATTTTACCGATGTGTAGGACAAATAATACATATTTTAGTATTATGTGATATATAATTAACTAATGAATAGTCGTACTTGTCACCATGAACTTCTTTAGCACGATTAATAAAATAAGAGTTTTTATCTATAGAAGATTGTATAGTAAGGTAACTTCGTTTTCTTAAACTATTTAAATGAACAGAACAATAGCCATATTTATTTTTAACAATTATTTTACAAGGACCTTTATCAGATACATACTCTAAATTCATTTCTTTTAAAATAACTAAAGTCTCTTCTAGTTGCTCAGAATTCATTATAATATTACTTCCATCTTTTTAAGTACATCTCTAACATTAATAGAATCTTCATTCCATCTAATCATGTGTACAACATTCGCATATACTTGAATAAGATCTATAATATCACCTTTTACAACTTTTCCATCCCATTTAGTCCATTCTTCAATATCACCAAAGTATGCTTTATATGAATTGTATACATATTGCCAAGCTTCTTTATCGTTTTTTATATCTTTAAATTCTTGATAAAATCTATAAGGGGTTTTAGTAGGTTTAAAAGGAGAGTACGAATCTACTGGATCTCCTACAATTAACTGATAATAAAAGAAGCAACGACCTACACCATCAATCTTGTAAGAATTACTACCAGAAGCAGATTTCTTAACTACTAGTTCAATATAACCAAAACCAGAACAATTTCTTATTTCATCTTTTTGAGGATTATATACAAAACCTGGGGTTTGCTTGCAATCCTTATCTGGACTAATAACAATATATTTACCTACTTCTTTACTGCTAAGATATTGATACCTTGATATAATGTCATCTGCTTCTTCATCTTCAGCAATCTCACAGTAATACATCTTTTTAATTAATTCTTTAATTTCAGAAAGTTTAATAGGTTTTTTAGCAGGGTCTCTATCAGATTTATAGGCACAATAAAGTAAATCAAGCCTATCTCTAAAATTAGTTTCCCCGCCCAAAAACGATTATAACATTATTAGCATTAAGCCTAGTTTTTAACTCTTCTACTTTTTTATTTATAATTTTACGAGCTATTAATTCCCAATTCTTATGAACAGTAACTTCAGTTGAAACTAAACAATCAGTTATTTCAATACTAAGTTTTTCTAATTCAGCTTTACAAGATGTAAGAGATGGTTTATCTGTAATATGCACACCATTCTTATCTTTTATAAATACTCTTTTAGATTGTGTAACAAAACTAGCATAGTAAGCTAACCAATCACCATCTATTACGATAGTGTCGAATGAACTAGGTATTTGTTTTTTCATTAAGATTTATCTCACTCTTACCATAGTAATCTAAGACCATGTTATTAGTTTTTATATTTCTATGTAAATTAGTAAAAGATATTGAATATTTATTTTTATTATTAATATATTTTATTAAAATTTCTTTCCATTTATCTAGATTTTCAAATTCAAAAATATGAATTAAATTAATATGATTTTCTTTACATTTTAAATATTTATCTAAATGATAATTAGAATATTTACAGAAGCTATCTAGAAAAGAATTAGTACAGCTAGTAGAATGATGATATATAGAACCATTAATCTCTATAGCTAAATTTAAATCAGGGATATAAATATCCAACTCTTTACCATTTAGCCAAGTAGGTTTAATTGTAAAACAATCAAAATTAAAAGAAGAAATAAATTCTTTAAATCAAATCTCTTCAATCTCTTCATCTTCAGATTCTACTACAGTAGTTTTTGATTTCTTAAACGAATCAACAACTAAAGATTCTAAATAAGCAAAAGCTTCAGGATTATCTTTGTACCAATTAATGACACTTTCAAGTCCTTGTAGTTTACCAGTTTCAGTTGGACTGATAGGATATATATACCAACCTTTACCTGAGATAATTCCCAAGTCTTTAGCAACTTCTACAGCTTCGTCAGATTTTCGAATACCTTCACCAAAGTAAAGTTTGTAATGGGCCTTTCTATAAGGAGAACCAAATCTATTTTTTGTAAAATTAGCTTGTATCTCAAGGCCTATAATATTATCACCTTTACGAAGTAATTCTTTACGTTTTAACTCAATAATAGTTGATGGGTAATATTTTATTGCTGAACCACCTGGCATTACTTTATCACCAGTAGTGAAACCAATACCTGCTCTCCATTGATTAATCAATAATACAGAGGTACTAGTTTTATTAGCTTCAATCATTACTCTTCTTAATTCATTACTTAATAAACGAGCAAGTGATGCAACTTGCATATCACCTACATCAGAATTTAAATTCTGTTCTGGAACTAAAGCAGGAATAGAATCTAGTACTACTAAACTAAATAACGAAGATTCAGTAAATTTTAATAGGAGATCTAATGCTTGATTAGCAGAATCAGGTTGAACTAATAAGAATCTTTCTTCAGAGGTATCTAAACCTAATTTTTGTGCATACTCTATATCAAATGCAAATTCGATATCAATAAATGCAACCATTTGATCAGGATAAGTCTTCTGAGCACTAGCCATTAGTAAGATAGCAGTAGTACTTTTACAGCTCCCAGATTCACCTATAATTACTGATAAACGACCTCTAACAAGTCCGCCTACATTAGATGCTGAATCTATTTTATAGCTTCCAAATGGAATTACATCGTAATCTGGAACGTTCTCAGAATCAATGATTACTTCATTTCCGCCATTTCTTCTTTACGTTGGCTTTTAGAACTTCAAAAGCTTTCTTTCTATCTTGTGCAGATAAGCCATTTTGTTTTGACATTAATTATTCTCAATAATATTTTCAATATGTTGTATGTCTAGGGGATTAAAACATTCACCTTTACCTTTAAAATCAAGTAATGGGGTGTATTTATATTCTTTAAACATTTTTTGTAATTGTACTTCTAAATCACAGCATTGTTTACTTTGATCTTTTAAGAATAAGAACTCTTTAATAATTTCATATTTATAAGGGAAGTTATTAGAAGTAAAGCGTTCTTCAATTTTTCTAAAAGTTTTACCTATTTTATAAAATACTTCATTCTCATTAAAAGCTTTTATTACGTACACTTTAAAACAATCGAAAGAAGTAGAGACTAATCCTTGATTTTTCCAAGAAGTATGATTCCAACCTTTCAAATAGAAAGAGCATTCAGGACAACCATTACCTTGCTTTAATCTATCAGGAGATGACTTAAAATAAATTTTACAGGTTTTACACCAAACATTTACAATAGTTTTATTATTTATAAAGACTTCATGAAATTCAAACTTATTAGGATGCAATAATTCTATTGCTTTTATTTGTTCGTTAAAAGATAATAATTTCTTTTTAGAAACCCTCTCTTTTGAACATATAGGGCAACCACCCCCATTCTTTAATCTATTAGCCCTAGTTATAAAAATACCATGATCTTTACACTGAACTTTAGTATCAGTTTGATTACCTTCGAATTCTTCTATAAAGATAAAAGCATCTTTTCCATGTACTCTATTGATAGCTTCTATTTGTTGATTATTTGTAAGCTTCTTCAATTATAGACTACTAAGTACGTTTAGCTATGTTTAAACTTTTCATATAACCTTCCAGCCTATGTAGTTTATAACTTTGGTTGTTCCAATAATCATATATTAAGGAGCTTCTACTCATTTTACGATAAGTAGTTTCACATGCAGTTAATACAAGAGCATCTAACGTTTCTTTAGTAGGTATTCTTTTACCATTCTCTAAAAGAGTTTCAGTTATTACTCTTCGTTCATTAGCACAATTTAATTCATATGCCATTTTAGAAGAAGCAAATGCATTATTTGCAGAGCCTAAACTAGACATTACAATTTCAACAACATTAATCATTCTTTGATTTAATAATTCTAATTCGTTAACACTGAGTTCTCTAGTAATAGATATAGTAGGTATACTTAATTCTTCTGTCCAAGCAGATAAACTTTTACCATTAAATGTAATAGACGCTTCTACGTTAATTAACCAAGATTCATATTCAATAGAGTCTTCAAATAATTCTTCATTAATAGTTATATTAAGATTATTAGTCATATTAATATTTACCTTCTAATTCATTAACTGCTTGAATTATTAAATGAGCTTTTAAAGCTAAATCCAATCCTAAGTTATTGTTATAAGTAGACATTTCATAAAGAACTCTTTTACCATTACTAAGTAGATTTATATGATCTTCTTTCAAATCATTAGGTAAAAAATTAATAGACTTTAATAATAATAAATTACTAAGAACTAATAATTGTTCTAAATCATTTAATCCTTCAAAACAATTATCTTTTATATAAGAAACAGTAGCTATTACTTCTTCAGTGTTTATTGTCATTATTATTCCATTCACTTCCGTAAGTTTGATTTTTTGATTGATTAAATAAATTCTCTTTATAAGTCATGGTTAACTTAATTGATTCTTCTTTTAATCTACTATTACAACGAATGCATTTATTTTGTTTACTATCAAAAGAAAAACTATTTAATAATTTACAAGATTTGCATCGTACAGAAGTATTAAAAGTATCAACAAAACCATAATTCAAATTAGAATCAAAACCGATATACTACTTTTCTAGAATAAAAATTTAAAGCTGTTTTAAGTAAAATTAATTTAATGTTAAGTTGATTACCGTAGAGATGGTCTGAAATTATTTCTCATTATTGAATTGCTTATCTAAGTATTTAATTTGTGCTTGTACTATATTCATTTGACTCATTAAATTTTTAACATTTAGATAAAAAGCTTTTAAATCTACTTCATCTGTTATCTCTTCAGAAGAGGATATAGTTTCTTCAACCATTTCTACTTCTTTAACTTCAGAAAAAACAACTACTTCTTCAAGACTACATTCTTTGACAGTATCGTCAACTGTCGAAATATCCTCTTGCATGTCTAGTACTACTTGTTTATCTAGCACTGCTTGTTTATAATATTTATAAAACTCAGTTAATACTTTCCATGCATATCGTTTATAAGATACCTGAAAGATATCTTTAACATCTAAGAGAATACCAGCAATATGTATATTTTTAGAAGTATCATGATAATCCTTACTAAAAAATTCAAATACAGGGACTTCTAAAATGTCACTATATTTTATACAATAATCTTTAAAAGTAGTATTTAAACAAAGAACAAAAGATAGTATTTCTTTACGCTCAATATACTCATCAAATTCAGTTGTACTTAAAGCAATGATCTTATCAGAAGGATATTCTGCTTTAATCATAACTTGTTTAAAATTATCAAGAGATTCTTTAGTTTCTTTTTCAGAATCATAAACAACATAAATATTATTATTCATTTAATTCCATCCTTGTATTTTAATACGAGCTTGCTTTAATAAATCTATCAATCCTTCAAGAGATTCATTAGATAATATATGAGATAAAGTAACACCATCTGATCTTCGAACCAAATTAAAATTACATCTTTTTTCTATGACTAAATTATAACCATTAAACTTTTTATTACGAGTTAAATAATTTACATTTGAACTAGTAGTACATAGAAAATCTAAATCTTCTACTTTTAGTTCAATTGTCATTTTATTATCCCAATCGTATATGTTATGTCTATCTGATTTAACTTCCTTTAGAGCAGCAATATCGAGATAGACAGAACCTATTTTATAACCGTTCACTAGGCACTAAGGTAAATCTTAATGCGCTTTTATTACTATAATAAACTAGTTGAGGTATTTTTATTTCTTTCATTTTACTTCCATAGCATTAATAGATAGTATTATCTATCAATTACTCATAAATAATAGTATTACGTCTATCTACAAGTGGCGCTGCATATAAAGAAACTCCAGTAAAAGGAGTAATATTTACAGCTGTATTGACACGAGCGTTAAAGGCTCTAATTTTTGGAACAACTAGATTACGCTTTTGACCCATAACCGAGGTAATACCTTTTACAATAGCTACACGACCAGTAGGGGTAAGCGTGTATTTAAATACACGCTTATGCGTAGTAACAGCGGCATGTACGCTACCATCTTCATTAATACAATTATGTTTAATTGCATAAATTTCTTTGCGAGTCGTATTGATCCCAACAACTATATAGTCGATACCTTTACTACCACGCCAGCCTTTAATAATTGTACCAAAACCGATTCTAGACATTCCAGCTGTTAGAAAAGTATCTACATTAGGTGTTGCATTAGTTTGATTTGTCATATTTATATCTCTTATATCTAAAGTTAAATCTTATAATTATATCTAAATTTATTTAAAAATAAATTTTTACTAAAATATCTTCATCTTCATATAATTCGATACTTTGATTATGTGAGATTATTTTCTCATACATTTTATTATCAAAGTAAGTATCAATAAGATTAGCATGTTTCTTATGAATTGTAATAACCCATACTTTAACATCCTGTGAAAACATTTTATATATTTCATTACCACCAACAATAACATATTTATTTTGATCTAAATTAACTTTATCAGTTATACATACAGAGTCATTATCAAATATTTGTTCTGTTCTAGTGATGATATGAAATTTTCTAGTTTTACCTAGAACTTTAGGAAGAGTATTATATGTAACCCTTCCTACAATACAATTTTGAATATAAGTACTATACTGTTTAAATATATTTAAATCCATTTTATTATGGAAAAGTATTTGATCTTTATAACCAATACCTTGATTTAAATCTAAAGCTACAATAGCAAAATATTCAATATTTTTATTCATTTAAAATTTTCTCTAAAGCTTCGTTAGAGAAGCATTCATTTCTTCCGTTAAATTTTATTTTAGGTTCGTACCTAAACTCACTTAATCTTTCTTTTAATTTACTTTCAAATTCAGTAGCATCTTCAGCTTGATTAAAAATAAATTCTTTAACTATTTCATATTCGTATGGAATTGTTTTAAATCTTATTTTAGTACTTCTAAACGTCTTACCAATTTTAATAAAAGATTCAGATTTATTCTCATTAAAACAATTAACAATATATACTTTAAAAGAATCAAAATGATTAGAATTTAAAGCCATTAATTCCCAATCTTTATTAGTCCAACCTCCAGGTAAATCGCGATAAGCACATCTAGGACAACCATGACCTTGCTTGTGATTAGCTGGGGTAATAGAAAATAAAGATTCACAACGATTACAATATACATCAAAATGAATATAATTAGTTTTAGTACTATTAGGATAGCTATAGAAGCCCTCAGAATGAACTTTATTAAACATAGCTACATTCATATCATAAGACATTGTTTGGGCCTCTGTGGACCTTACAATGCCACATAGAGGACATCCTTGACCTCTCTTCAAACGATCTATAGTCGTATTAAAAAACTTATTATGATGAACACACCAAGCTTGATATTTATCTTTAGAACGTTTAAGAGGATTTTTAAATAATATATCTTCTTTAGAATGAATCGTATTTAATATTTCTAAATGTTGATCATGAGTATAAGCTTTAAGTTTACTTCTTCTTTTAATACCACATATACGACAACCGTCTACCTGATTTTAATTTTTCAGGTGAGATTAAAAAGAAAGCTTTGCAACTCTTACACCATACATTAACTTTCTCATGATTATTTAAAAAACAATTAGGAAATTCAAATTTACCGAGGATGCACTTCTTCTATCTTTAATACTTGCATTTCATGAGTTAGGTATTTCTTCATTATATTATTAAACTAAAGCAGAAGCAGAAGAACAATATTCAAAGTTACGATTACGAATAGATCTAAAGAAAGGTTCGCTATCTTTAAAACGTTTAATCATGTCTGAATATAAATAAACTTTATAACCTTTATCTAAAAGTTCTTGAATAATTTGTTTATAACAACCATTAATATCAACACCTGATATATGTATCTCGTAATCTTGAGAAGGAAGTAAGAAATCTAAATCATTGCCATTGAACAACATAGTTTCATTTTCTTGGTTTTTTAAAGAAACTTCATTACTAATGTTTAAAAGAGAGTTAGAATTTAAAACAACATTAATTAAACGATTAGGATTAACATTTTCAAAAGGAGTAATATCTTTCCAATAAGCTGTAGGAATAGATAAATTAATAATACCGTAATACTGATCTTTTTTATTTTCAATATGATTTACAAGTTTATTACCTAATTCAATTCCATGAATTAAATGACGACGTGAGTTAGTGCTAAAGAAAGTATCATCTAAACCACTAACTAAAAGTAGTTTATTTTTGTGAGTGCGTGGGATCATATTTGTATCCTGTGTCAGGTAAAAAGGGGATAACTACTAAATTGTAGTTAAGTGATGTTAAATGAATTAACATCTGAAAGCACTCATTATAACCATTAAATTTCTTTAGAGGATTATATTTAAGCTGCTTGAGCTTCTTGTGAAGCATGTGTTCGTATTCAGAACACTGTTTACTATTTTTAAATATTATTTCTTTTATTATTTTATAATCATAAGGTAAGTTATTCTTATTAAATCTTCTTTCAAGAGTAGTATAAGTTTTACCTACTTTAATAAATCTTTCTGAATCATCATAACATTCAATAAAATATATTTTAAATGAATCAAAAGATTTAGAAGATAAAGCAGATTTTTCCCAACTAGAGTAATTCCAATTATTATTCTTTTTAGAATTACCACACTTAGGGCAACCTTGACCTTGTTTATGATTATGCGGTGTCATAAAGAAATCACCGATGAAGCTTACATATAATTCTAATCTTCTTACTAATATTTATTGTATTTTCAGGGTAAGCGTACTTATCTTTATGTACTACTTTAAAAGCTAGTATATTATCTTCAAATGATAATGTACGTTTACTAGGTTTTAAATCTCTACATTTAGGACAATCTATTTTCTTTTTAAGATTCCTAGGACAAGTGCAGAATATACCATGATTATCTATTTTACAATAAACATTAACATAAGTATCATAATTACTAAATTCTTCTATGTACTCAAACTTATTTGGAAATATTTCTTCAATATCTTTTATAGTCTTTTCATGAGTACTAGTTAATTTAGATTTTCTTTTTAATTTACCACAAGTAGGGCAACCTTTATTAGCTTTTAATCTGTCAGGAGTAGTACTAAACTCTCCGATGATACGTACAAACAGCTATGAATGTTTCACGAGCTGAAGTAGTAGCATAAGGAAAAATAAGATCTTCTTCAGAATGAATCTTATAAAAATCTATTATATTTTCTTCGTATGTCTTAGCTTTAGGCATATAATCCTATCGAGTAAATAAAATTAGGTAATACTAATTAAAGCATTACCTAAGTATAATGGAGCGGGTAGGGAGAGTCGAACTCCCACAAAATATTATCTTTTTTTATTTTTTTTAGTTTAAAAATAAACTTATATAAATCAAGACGTTATGCCTGGGTCGGAATCCTAGGTGGTACACCTGTACATACCCGCTTAATTTACTACTTTAAAATAGTAAAAATTTAAATCAGATTACATTTTATTAATCAAATAATTAGCTTGACATTTAAAAATAGTTGCTGTTAGTAATCTTTAAAATTTATTGAGTAGACTCTTGATCTAGCTCTTCTATATCTTTTCTAAATACATCAGCTACTTTCGTACCAATGTAGCCTACACTAATAGTTAAACCTGTAGCTACTAATAAACATGTAAATGGTGTCATAGGTTATCCCAATTTTCAATAATAAATATAATAGTGTACATCTCTGATAGTAAGATTAATACGCTAACAGTAAATAATACTATATTATTTACTCCAAACTCATACAATAGAAATACAACTAAACAAGGTAGAGCTAAAAGACTAATTAGAATTAGAAGTATAAGTATTAAACAGAGTAAAAATACTCCTAAGATTTTAAATAATTTTAACATTGTTATCCTATTATAAATTTTGATAAATCTTTTTGATAAGCAAATTGATCTCATATTGAGATGTATTAAAAATCCAATTATCGTTATAATTAGATTTAAAAAGTTTAATAAAATCACCTAGCGGAACACCAGACAAACCTGTTAAACTTTTAACTAATTCACCATTAAATTTTAATTTAGTTATATTGTGAATTTCAATTTCTTTATCTAGTCGTTCAACTTCTAAAGCTAGCTTAGGAAATTTACTAAATACAAAAGATCGTTTTTCTTCTTCAGAGAGTTTAGTTGTTTCTTTATTTTTAATTGAATCGTCTAATTTATCAATATAATCAAGAAATAAATTATAAACTTTTCGTTTACGATCCCTCACTCTATTAGTATGATTTAAATTCTCATATTTAAAAATACTTGAAATAAATAAAGGTGACTTAACTAACCAATCAAACATATCTTCATAGCTATTAAAACCACAAAGAAATTTATACCTATCAAGACCAAGTATATTTATAATATCTAAATAACGAGTACTAAGTAGATGTTCTTGAACAACATGGTCACCATTACGTTGAACATAGTATAATCCATTCCAACCATGTTTAAATCCGTATTGTTTAATAAGTCTACCTAATAAATTTCCAAGATCATTCCAAGAAAAATAATTACAAGCATAATTAAACACATTTCTATCAACAAATATTAAGTCTATCTGAAAATTATTAGTATTTAAAAATGAAAGTATATCGCAGTTTTTAAAAGTATTTAAATTCTGTTCTTGAATTTTAGTTTGAATATCTAAAATATTGTAATTATTTTTTCTAATCACAATATCCATATCACCAAAAGATTCTTTATCTTTAACAGCTTGAATAACAAATATATCTTGTTGGTCTACACCAAGAACAGAAGTTAAAAATTCTTGAACTTGATAACAACATTCAAAGTATTCATTTTTATTTAGTCTAATACTTTGATCTTTCCAAATATTACCACCCATAGATAATCTCCTGAGTCTATATTGAATAGAGAACACAAACAACCTTATATATTCTCTATTCAATATAGACGTAATTAAACGTCTATATTTATTTCAATTACCAAGCAACAGTAAGAGTATCACGATTACCAATAGTTACAGAGTAACCAAATAAAGCAAAGTAACGAACAATATCAAACTTACGACCAGCATAAGTAGATAAAGTTACAGTAAATGAATACTTACCAGATTGAGCTTCACGTTTAACACGCTTATGAAGATCAGATAAATACTCAGTATAACGAGCTGCTATAACATCATCAGAAATTTGGTGAGCTTGAGCTGCATTAATTTTAGAAGTATTGAAAGACATATGAGTTTCCTTTTTGGATTTAAATAAAATGTATAAGATTTATTTCTTAAACACATAAAATAGTTTTAATTTGTGATATATAATTAATCACAAGAAGATGAAGATGATGAAGAACTGCTACCACAATCAGAAGAAGAACTGCTACTAGAAGAACTTCCACCATAACTACTATAGCTATCATAAGCAGAACTGCTGTAATTATGATAATTATTAGAAGTTTTTTTAATATCACTAATAATAGGTTTTCTAAGGTGTGAAGTCTTTTTATTAGCAAGAGAAGATTCTAAAATTTTTCTATGATGTTCTTGTATTCTTTTTTCATTTTCTTTTCTTTTATCTCTTCTAACAATAGAAGATTTCTTTTTATCTTTAGCAATACAATAAATTAGTATAGCAAGGAATACTAAGATTCCAATTAAAATATACATTATTTCTCTCTAACATTAGTTAATCTATGAGTAAAATATTTACAATTACTTAGATGTTTTTCTTTTTCAATAGGTTGATTATTTAAAGCTACTTCTAACATAGATAAGAATATACCGTGAGACACAATAAATATATTATCATTATCATTAAAACCATAACGATTTAATAATAAATCTTGTATAAAAATTCTAGCTCGTTGATAAGCATCTACATAAGATTCAGATGAACCAGTCTTATGCCAATAAGGAGAAAATTCATGTCTCTTAGGGTCATTAAAATCTTTAAGATTTTTCATTTCTTCAAACGATGCCATTACAATCATTTCATGAATTAAAGGATCTTCTATAATAGTGTAATCAGATAAATCTTGTAATTCATTAGCTGTCTGTTTAGCTCTAGTCCAAGGACTTGTTATGATACGATTGTTATCTTTAATACCATAATGCCCTTCTAAATTTGTTTTTAAATATTTAGCTTGTTGTAAACCTAACTCAGTTAATTCAATAAGATGATCTGGTTTACTATAATAAATGTTTACATCTACATTAGCTTCTGATTGACCATGTCTAATACAAATTAAATTAAGATTCATTTCTTTTTCTTACTCTTGTTTTAATAGTATATTGAACTGATGTATAATGAAGTTCACTAGAAATAAATCCCACTACTTCATGTGGTGGAAGAATATCTCTGTATTTTAATAATACATCATAAATACCACTATCACGAATATCATTTAAAAATTCACTCATTAGAGGAGTAGGATTTAAATTTTCATCATAAAGTTTATTAGTTAACATATGAAATTATGCTCAAATTCTTTATATAATAAAGGAACAGCTTCTTTATCTTCAGTAAAATGATCATGAGACCAACACCAGCCAGATAAATGCCAATGATCAACATCGTCATTTAAATAATTATTTATTCCAATAGTAATAGGAAATAAATGATCAAATAAAGGATGCTCAGGTTTTTCAACTAAAAGCATATACATTGTACCATCTTTGATATCTTCTGTAATTGGCTTCCAACCTTGATCAAGGTAAAGTTGAATTATTTTTTGTTTTTCTAATTCATATTCAGGATCAATCATTTCTACATCCATCAGAAATAACTATACTCTCTAATAAAGGGTGATAAAATTTTATAGAATGACATAATTCACTAAAATCTTTTGATCCTTCAACTAACATCATAAGATTTGATTTAATATTCTCAAACTTAAGAATCAACTGATTAGGATTATAACCTTGACTTTTTAAGTCATCCATTATTACCATTATATCAGTTATTGTCGTATTATTACTCATTTTTATTCTCGACTTGTTTATTACGCCTACCATCCCAACAATATAAACATCCACATTTAGCTTTTAAATGATTTTTTAAAATAGGATGATTATAGACTTTACAGTTAGTACAATAAATATCTAAAACTGTAGATGCTAAAATAGGCTCTTTTAAATTATGATAGTAGTATGAAGAACAATCACCATGAATTTTTTTCATATGTAATAAAAAGTCAGGTATAGTTCTATATGGATATTTACAACGAACACAGCCATCATTTAATAAGTTTTCTGCAACATCTTCGCTATCACCATGAATAGGACAAAAATATTGAACTTTATTTCTAATGCCTAAGTATAAAGATTTTAATTCAATATTAAATTGACTCATTCTTGAACTAAATTCTTCTTGAGTTAAACTGTTACCACAATTAGGACAACCTCTCCCTGTGATATGAGCATAAGCCTGTTGCTTAAAATCACCATGAATATTACAAGTAATTATTACATAATCTGAAAATTTAGTGCAAGAAACTTTAGAATAATCATAAGGTTTATCAGAATGTTTAAGTCTAGCTCTATGAATAAAATTAGAAGTTAAATACTCATTATCTTGCATAAATAATATCACACAACTCTTTAAATTTCTTTTCATCTTTTAGTTTTATTGAATATAAAACAGAATCAATAAGTTGGTAATGAAGAGAATTTCCTTTTGATAAATGACCAAATAACTTTTTAAGAGTAGAAATTTCTTCTTCAGTAATATCTTTATAAGTAAAAATATAATCTTCTTCAGTCATTTTAATTGATTCATTAGAACCAACTGATAATTCAATACTATCATTATATGTAAAATAAATAGCAATAGCTTGTTTCATAGCTTTATAAATTTCAAATCCCCACACATCCATCTCATCTGCCCAATTAGTATCTGTTATAACTAATTTCATTTAATCTCTTCTTCTAACCGTAGATCTAACAATTGTTTCTTCTGAAAGTATAAAACCTAATTCAATAAGATTGCCACATAAAACATTTAAACAATCTTCTTCCATAGCTTCTACTTCTATATAAGATTCCATATCTGTTCGAATAGCAGTGCAATAACAACTCGCTGTATAACAAAAATGAACATCATTCCATTTTTGAAAATTACCTTCTAAATTATGAGGAAGAATTAAAACTTTACTAGAATTCATTATTATATTTTCGCTAAATTACAATTTAAATAAGAAGGATTATCAGTAACTTCTTTTATAATCCATGAAGGAAAATCAGTAAAAGCGTTAGCTTCTTCAATAGTATCAAATTCTAACTCTGCAATAACAAGATCATATTCTTCAAAAAAGTCAATTTCCCAAATATGGTCATCAACTTTAATTAGAAAACGTTCCTTATTTATTGTAGGAAATCCTTGATTATCAATACCACGAAAAATAATTTCTGGTAATTCTTCTTCAATTTCTATACGAGAAACATTACTATTAGTACTTCTTTTATCTGTCCATTTACATTTAGTAGTACCATCAGATAAGATATCTCTAACTACTCTAAAGCTACCTTTTGGAGTATTTTCTAAATAAATACTTCTAATATGTCTAGCATCAAATGCTAAACTATGTGCATCATCATAAGATAAGCTACACAAAAATTTTCTTTCTATTTCTAATGCCATTATCAATCTTCTATTTTTAAAGTTTTAAGAATTGTTTTAGCTTTATCAGCATCTTTAACTTTTTGTTGAAGATATTTAATATAATATTTTCTAATATCTTCTTTTAATTCTTCTAAATTATAATATCTTTTACTTAAAGATAAAAACCCTTCATTAAGATAAATACCATTATGATATTGAATATAACCTACACCATAAACAGTTACATAATCTAATGCATTAAATTCATTAGATTCTGAAAAGATTATTGCATCATCTATATTCATATATTACTCCTAATAACTTAAATTAAATCTGAAGAAAGACCTGTTGTTTTCTTATTTAAATCCCAGTGACTACTTATAAAATCAATTACAAGTTGAGGATTTATGTTACTATTAAACACTATATTAGGTCCATGATAATCCATGTGTCCTGCCCATATTGAATCTGTTTCTGAAACTTTAAATTCATGAAATGAGGATAGGTTGTTTTTTATACAGCCCGTGGAACCACATTCAAATGAAAATTGTTGAACAGGTTTAAATAAATTTCTACTTTCAAAACGTAAAGGACAATGAAAATGTAAAATACAATCAAGATTAGGATAAGCATCAAACAGAGAACGTTGAGATTGTCCACCTACAGATGGTTTAGCACCAAATGCAATTACTTTATTTTGATTAACTATAGATTTAGCATAGTCTTGTTTAAATTTAGCTTCTTCGTACGCTTGTCCTAGAGATAATTCATCTTGATTACAATTGTCTAAAGCATCGTCTATAATATCTTCATAAGGTCTAAAGAAATGTTTATAACCAAATACATCATCAGGATCATCTGTAATTACTCGAACTAGACCAACTTCTTCCATTTTATTAAAATCAGTCTTACGTTTAGTAGTTAAAAATTCATTAGGTCCTAGCTTAATTCCCATGTGCCCGACAGTTGCTTGATTTGACTTTGGGTGGTCATTCTGGTATAATTTTTTATTCATAAGGGGGTGACTCCCATCGTATTTATAAAAGGAGAAAAAATGTCTATAGAAAATATTTATTACGTATATTGTTACTATGATACAAGAACAGAGCCACACACACCTATTTATATTGGTAAAGGAAAGAAATCAAGATGGATAGAACATCTTAATAAAACTCATAATCAATTACTAAAATATAAATTAAAGCATATTTTAGAAGAAACAGGTAATCCAGCCAAAGTAGTTAAACTTCATGAAAATCTTACCAATGAAGAATCATGTAATAAAGAGATAGAATACATCTCTTTATATGGAAGAATATGTAATGATACTGGAACTCTTTGTAATTTCTCTACTGGTGGAGAACATGGTTCTTTAGGTATAAAATTAACAGGACAAGCTTTAGTAGACAAACAAAATCAAATTAAAGAAGCTTCGTTATTATGTAAACAAAAACGTATTAACTCTCGTCCTGTATATCTAGGAACTGTAATTGAAAATTTAAAAGTTATAAAAGATTTAGATATAGAACGTAGACAACATCTTATAGCTGAATGTATTGATTGTGGTTTTAGACAACAAATGAGATCAGCTAATTTAATTAAACTTAAACAACAATGTAAAAGATGTTCTAATGGTTTTACACCTATTCAAAACTTAGATACTTTAGAATACTATTATGGAAAAGAGAAATGTGCAGAAGCTCTACATATAACTATTAATACAGTTAATAGTATTCTAGAAGGTAAAAGCAGATATAAAGTTAATTTAAGAAAAGTAACTGATTTACCTGAAATTAAGAACTATTTTATAACCTATCCTAATATAATTATTTAGGATCAGGTAGGTCCAAGTTTGTAAGCGCCAGCTCCACGAACATAATCAAATATTACGGCAAAAGTATCAGGAATTAAAGGATTATGTTTATATATCTTACCTTTATCTTCTATCCAACCATCTTCTGCTTCTACTAGCCAAGGAACAGTCTTAGAATTTACTACAGTAGATCTAGTAAAATGAAGATGAGAACGGTCTAATACCATTTGTACTAAAGCATCTAAAGCTTCATCTCTAGTATTATACCAATAAGAAGATTCTTCAGGAGTAACTAAGCCATTATTTTGAAAAATAGATAATAGTAAATCTTTTAATTGTTTTTTATATTCAATTACATTATCTGAATATCTATAATTAAATTCATTAGTGATTCTAATTTTATTGTTTAAAATAGTGTCTTCAAATATATTTGAAGTATAACAGAAATGATTTTGTAATCTGTCTAACAGTTTGTCTACAACATTTTCAATATTATTTAGTAATTCAATACGATTCTTATCTACATCATTAACAAATACAATATTAGCAGATGCATCTTTACAAAGCTTTAAACCTTTATGAAATTGTTCTTCTTTAGTATCACCACAAGTTGTTTTAAACCCAACTAATAAAATATCTTTACGTTCTTTACGAATCTTTTGGATAATTTTATCTTGAACAGATAATTCTAAACAAACTTCAGGTAACTTAGAGGTATTTAATCTGCCTGCATATTTACCAAACTTATCAGTAATTTCATGAGGATTATATGCATCATAAGAATTACTTTCTAAAGTAAATAAAGATGTAGGTTTATAATCAACCATAGCTACATTAAAGATAATAACCCTAGTGTCAGGATCAGCAATAAGTTTATCAACAAGAGCTTCTATATCTTCAGGAGTATCAGGAGCAATATTTCTAAAATTACCAATAGAAGCTATCTTAGTTAAGATCAATTGTACATCCATCTTATTTTCTGAATGATCTCTAAACTTACTTGCAAGTTTCCTAGCAGTCTTTCCATAGGCTGGTGCAGAGAGTGCTAAGTGATTACTAATATGAGTATTAGTACCACCACCTAAAATATAAAGTTTTTTATTATTTGGAAGAGTCATGTTATATATCACTTACTTAATTTTAAAAGATACGAAATTTCATCATAAAGATTTTTCATATTATCAACAACATTTGTAGGCATAGTATTTTCAAAAGGTTCCCAAATGACATAGTCTTCAAGTTCATTCCAATCAATATCACAATCTTTATTAACTTTATCAATTAAGTTGTTATAATAACTTAAAATTTGATCTTCATTAAAATCTTGAACATTACAAAAATAATGGTTTAATACAATACTTACAATTCTATAATCTAGTTTTTTCATTAGTTACTCTTTAATATAATTAATTTTACTTTAATATCAATCATAATAATACCCTTTTAAAGCAGTAAATAAATCTTTAGTATTAGCCTCATACAAGCCACTAGTAGTTAAACAATTATATTCAATTACTTTTAACTCTTTAGTATCTAATCTTGCTATATCAATAGTAAAATTGTCACAAGGACAATATACAGTATCAATAACATGTTGAGCAAAACCTTTAATTTTTCGAGAATGAGGGTCATTGAATTCTAATTTTCTTTCAAAATCTAATCTATCCTCAAACCTATATCTAGATAATGTAACAACTCTTTTATTAACTGCATAACAACGAATTTCTTCTTCAATAACTGGACAATACTTAGATATTAATACTAACTCTAAGAAGTTCTTAATAAGTTTTAATTCATTCTTTTCTATAAGAACTTCTCTTAATGTTTTACCAATAGGAACTAAAGTACCACTAAATAATTTTAAATCGTTTAAAGGTTTAATAAATACAAGATGTTTATAACTATAATCTAATATATTTATTATTGAAGTAACATTCCAATTATCTTTTTTCTTATTTAAGAAGAAATCAGAGGTTGGTATATTTCGTATATCAAAATCTTTACTATCATATTGAATCGTACTACTAAACGAGGGAATATTTTTATCTATACTAGTTTCTAATCTATCACATTTAATTAACTTGGTTAAAGGAATACAAGACCTAGTAATAATTTCATCACTAGGCTTTAAATCTTCTAAACCAGTTAAAGTAATAACAGGAGGAGGTATGCCAAACCACCCTTCTTTACTATCAGGTTTACTAACAATATAACCAAAAGGAATAACTTCAAAACCAGATTCATTTAACTTGTTAAACTCATGCGATAATTGAGATTCTTTTCTATTATTAGTTTGCAATAATATTTTCATTTTATTTCCCAAATATATTATATAGAACTTGAAATATTATAGAAATAAACCAAGTAGCAATTACAGCTAAACATGAATTTAAAAATACATGGATTAATCTAGATTCTTTTGAAGAATAAGATTTAGTATCGTAATAAGTATAAGAAGCTACAATTAAAATAACTAACAGGTAAACGTATAAATTGGCCATATTCATAATAAAACCTCTTACTACTAATGCATTACTTGATATAAAGATTCTTCTGTTATTTTATAATCCTTAATCTTACTCTTACAATGAGAACATTCACTTTCTTCTTTATAAATAAATGAATGATGAAAAGTATAAGGACCGTTAGAAGGATCTTCAAATTTAGAAATAACCTTACAAGGGTAACTTGAAGGTATCCCAGTATGTCGATGCTCATATTTATTATTAAGATCTAATTCAACTTTATACCAGTTAAAATCTTGAGGATTATTTATTTCGTTCAATTTATTATCTCTTTATTATTTATTAAATAGATACTTTTAAGTTTTCCATGACCGTCATGAGACCAATCTCCAATAGGAAATTTAATTTGATACATGAGAACCACTAAAACCAAAAAATTTAATTTTCATAAATAATTATCCTATTATTGTATTAAACTTTTTTCTGTATTGTACTTGTTCTTTATCATTTTTCTTTGATAAGTAGGAAGCTCTTCTAACACATGCTTTAAAATGTATAGGATTTTTAAGGTTATGACCTGACTTATTTCCTGTTTCTAAATACTTATCTTTAACTGGTAAGTATCCTAAAGCTACAACATCACGGACTATATCATCTTCATATTCTTTTTCAGTTACTTTTACACCTTTCAGATTAAAACATATCTTCTTCAACATGCTGTATACTGTTTTAGGACTGTACTTAGATTGATCTGTTATGATCATAATCTCTAAATGTAATCCTTTTCTTTCTGCATATTCAAAACTATATATAAATCCATAATCTTCATTAAAGTATTCTTTGATCTTTCTTGTTAGTTGTTTTATATCAAAACTATGATCATTATTAAGTGATAAGGAGAAACGATTAGCTAAAGGTCTATCTATGTTATCTCTACAATATATCAATGTTTTTAATATTTCTTTCATGTTTCTTTTACTTTTGTAGTAGTTATCATTTACTTCATAACCATGATATGTACCGCTAGTAAATAAGTCTTTGTTCTTATCTAAATCCATTATTATTCCAAGAATATTATTAACAACTTACATTAAAGCTATACTGCTACTTTAAGATTTTCCATCTTACCAGAATGTTTATAATCAATTATTTCAATATCAGACCATTCGTAAGAATATAGATCTTTAGCTTTATTAAGCTTAATCTGAGGAAATGGATGGGTCTCACGCTTCACCATTTCACGTATATCATCGATTTGATTACCATATGCATGTATGTCACCATAAGTCATTACTAGCTCTCCTACGTCCAAAGAGCACTGCTGTGCAAAGATTATAATAAGCAAGGCATACTGTGCAAGATTAAATCCACCAGCAAGGCTTACATCATGTGAACGCATATAGAGTTGACCAGATAACTTTCCATCTTCTACAAAGAATTGGAATAAGGTGTGACAACAAGGTAAAACTGCCTGTTTAGGAGTTTGAGTACTGATATGAGGATCCCAACCAGTTAATATTAACCTACTACTGTATGGGTTTGTTTTAATCTCATTTATTAACCATTCAATTTGGTCAAAACCCTTAGATTCTAAAAACTCTGTAGTATAAGGTCTCGTAATATGATCTAATTCTAAATGACCAAAATTACGCCACATGTGGCCGTATATTTTACCCATTTCAGTTTTATAGCTTGGGTTAATAATACCATTCCAAGGAGACCAAATATATACTTTTTCATCTTCTAGAATTTTATTATCTGTTTGTCCACGAAGCATCCACATCAATTCATGAAAGATACCTCTAACAAAAAACTGCCTATGAGTTAAAAGAGGAAAAGATTTACTAAGATCAAAACGTAATTGCTTCCCAAAAAGAGAAACACGAGAATGACCATCTCTAACTTCTCTAGCACCTTGTTTATCATATTTATCTAATAATTCTTGAAAAATATTTATTACTTGTTGTTCTTCTAAATTCATTTATTTTTATTACCCCACTCATCTACAGTTTTCAATACATGGTGCTGAACTAAAGTAGGAAGAAATAAAATAAAAGTAACTAAATAAAAATAAAATTCCCAGTTGTATATACTACTATAAAAACTATATAAAAGAGCTATTAAAGAATTAACTACTAAGCCCCAAGCTATGTATACACTATTAATCACTTTCGCAATATTTTGAATATGAATGTTCATTACTTACCCTGTAAAAGTATATTTAGTTTTATTATAAATACTTAGTAAATCTGGAGGTGAATAAAGTTCTGATTTCATTACCTTTCCATCTTCTCTATAAATAGGTTTACCATCTTTTCCAAGCTTCGACATATTTGATCTATAAACTTCTTTCATACCTTCGTTCATGTCTAAGCCAAGTAAATTAGCAAAACCATGATTTACAACCTCTTGATCCAATAAAGAATCATATATACTTACAGGATCAATATTAAGTTGTTCTAAGGTAATTTGTTCGATATAGCTATTAATATCAGATAACATTTTATCGAAAGGCTGATATGCATCTGTAGTTAACATAGCTTCGAATAATTCAAATGTTTCTTCCACACATAGCTTAAGACGTAATTTATATATACTTAATTCTGCTTCATCTTTAGGTTTAGGTATCGATAGATAAGTTAATCCATCCCATTGACCAAAAGTCTTCATAAAATTAGCTGTTAAATCTTGCATTAATTGCATTCATTAATCTCTTTTATTAATTATAATTTTCTTTTTGTTCGTAATCTTCTTCATAAAAGCTATCTAGAGATTTATCTACATGCTCTTCATTAGCGGATCTAGTTCTTTTTGTTTTATTCTTTTTAGATTTCTCTGAAACCCACTCATCTTCTCTGTACTTATTCTTTTTAGGAATTTTCTGAAAACCACCAATCACTGATTTAGCCATTAAAATGATTTCCAATAGAGAGTGTATTATTAATATTTTTTAACATATTTATTTTAGAGTATTAAGATGATTAGTTAGTAACTGAATCAATTCGTTAAAGTTAGAATAATCTGATTTATATTTAAAGTATAAATCACAATCTTCGGGTTTTATTCCACCTTCATAATGAGCTGAGCCTTTAGAAGGAGTATTATCTGTAGTAGTACTAGTCTTTTCTATGTCTAAATAAAGAGTAATTACATTTATATCTTTTTGATTTTTTAAATAATCAGATTCTATAAGTCTACGCCAATCATCAATGACTACTGTAGATCCTTTTGTAATAAAAGAATATGTAGTTTCACTCCAGATATTAGGACTATAAAATTGCTGTATCATATCAGAATAAGCACATACGAAATCTCTAGGAGATAATCCATTATAAAAGATAGGATCATTTTTTCTATCTTGTGCAAATTCTTCATATGAAAGTAAATCTTTATTATTAAAAGATTTATATAAAGCATAGACTAGTCGTTTAATTGGTATAGCGAATCCAGTGTGTTCTTGAGCAAGACCTATTTCAACTAAATGTCTAGATAGATAACTTTTACCAGTTCCGTTGACCTGAAGATGCAATTAAAATAGCATTAGTCATTTAATTTATTTCCTGTTAAAATAGTTATTTGAAATAAAGGATCGTCTTTTCTAACATATATAGTATTTAATCCAATATATTTAAGATTAATAGTTAATTCTACATCATCATTTGGATAAATTAACTGACCAGTAGTAACCATAAACTGGTCTCGTAAATTAACTTTAGTAGCTAATAAGCCAACTAAAGGTTCAGGTAAATTTAAAGAAAAACCTGATTTTATCGAAATATGTGCATTAGGAATTAAATATAATTCTGTTGGTGCAAATACATCTAAAGAGTACCCACCATTACTGACGACAGGACTCTTAATAGAGGTATTAATTACTTTTAAAATATTTTGTAAATTCATCACGTTTATTAAAATAAGATATTATTTAAAGAATGCATGTTGATTATTAACATGACATGCGGTTGTGCGTTTATTTGTTACTCTGAAGAATAAAGCACCATTAGTAGTATCTCTACGATTACCTACTTTTTCTTGACGCAATAATTCTTGAGCATATTCCATAGATTTGTTATATTCTCTATATTCTTTTACTCTATGAGGAGTACAGACCCATGAGAATTGACATACTCTAGGTGTTCTTTGATAAACAACTGAACATACATCTGAGGGGAATTTAGGGCTATTAGCTCTATTAAGAACTACATGACCAACATCTTTCATGTCTCGTTCTAAACCACCCTTAGATTCGAAATAGATTGCTCTAGCAAGGCAACTAATTTCATTTTGTGCATTGACATTAGCTAATGAAGTATTATCATCAGCTAAAGCAATTCGATTAGTATTAATAAGTATAATACTTAATATTGAGAAAATATATATAAATAATTTTTTCATACGGTTCCACCATTTTTCCTTATTTTTAAATTTTCAGTAATTGTATAGAGGGTTACTTTTTGAAATAATATATTTATAATAAACATTCACTAATACTTAAAAGTAATATTATTCAGTTTCTTTTGTCATTTCAGCAAAAGCTTTATTGATTTCATCAACACTAGCTTGGAAAGCTTTTTGACACGAGTCAATATAAGCTTCTTCTGGGATAGTTTTACCTTCGCCTACTAAGTGTTCTTGAAGACCATCAATAAAAGAACTTAAAAAGATACTTTGTCTATTTAGTTCTTCAATATCAAAAGATACTTTGAATACTTGACGATATAGTTCTGTTACAACTTCACATTGTTTTTCGTCAGAAAAAATACCTTTAAGCTCTTCTCCAATTTTAAATAATGTTTCTTCATTTTGTCTACGTTGTTCTTCAAAAGCAGCTTCAAACGTGTTAGTATTTTGTTCAGACATTAGTTATACCTAATTTAATCTTAATATTTTTAAACCTTCTAAATTAAAACATTCGGATTTTCCTGAGAAATGTTTTAAAGGTTTATGTGAATATTGCTTTAATGAACTTAATAAATAAGATTCATAATCACAACACTCTTTTGCATCTTCAAAACTTATTTCTTTTATAATAGTATAAGAATAATTTAATTTGTTTTGAAAACGTTTATGTACGGAAGTATAAGTTCTTCCAATTTTAATAAATTGTTCTTCATTAGAATCATTGTTATTAATAAGTAATATGTATACTTTATAACCATCAAAATTCTTAGAAGTACTTGCTTTGTTCATCCATTCTTTATAAGACCAACCACCTTTTAAGTTAAGTTGATTACAACGAGGACACCCAGAACCTTCTTTATGTAATTTAACACTTCGTTTAAATACTCCGTGTACACTACATACTATTTTTATTTTACTTGTATTTTTATAATTATTAGAAAGATATTGATACTTATTTATGCAATTATAATTATTATAACCAATGTAAGTTAACAATTTATAGTTTGATTTCTGTTTAGATATCAATTTATAGTTTATAATAGAATTGTAACTATGTTTATTTTTAAATACTTTTAAATTTTGTTCTTGAGATATAATTAAACTCTTTGAAGATTTTATTAATCCGCACTTAGGACAACCTTGCCCTCTTCTATGGTGCTTAGGAGTAATTTTAAATTTACCATGTATTTTACACACTACAGTAAATTTATCTGATTCTCTCTTAGTAGTCTCGATATACTTATATGTATTACCGATGTATTTGTTTAAAGATATTCAAATATTCATCAAAAGTAATAGTACATAATTTCTTTCTTAACTCTACAGCACACTTAGGACATCCTCTGCCTTGTTTATGATTACTCATAGTACATTTAAATAGACCATGAGCATAACAACCAATGTAAGTATAATCTTTAGTAGATTTAGGTACTATCTTTGGATAATAATACCTACTATATTTATAGTACACATTAGTTGAAATAAAACAAAAATTAACAAGAGAAGAAGGTACTTTTTTAGAAGGAATGCAAAGTATAGTTTTACCGTTTATGTATTGCTATACTTTGTTTAATATTATCTTCATGAGTTAATTTAATCATCCAAAACCAATTCCAGTATGACTTCTTTCAACTTGTACAACGTTACCAGCTCTTAACTTTTTACGTTTAAGTTTATTATTACTAATAGCAAATAACTCAGCTAAAATATATTCATCTTTAGTTAATAGGTTATGATCAATATTTAAAATAGTTGCAATAGCTCTAGATTCTTCTTTAGTGAAGACTTCAAACTTAACTGCATCATAACATCTACCGTCACGAAGTAAGGCGTCATCAATACGACTCAGTGAAGACAAGTTAGTCGTAAATACTACTTTCTTATCTTTACGTGATGTTAAACCATCAGCAATATTTAATAAACGTCTCATACTACTATTACCAGATTCTCTCTTAGTTAAGAAAGTTTCTGCATCTTCAATAATTAAGATTTTATCTTCACTATTCATAAAACTAGAAAAGAGAATATCTAAATCTGCAATATTATCTTGATAGGTAATCATTGCATTATTTCCTGATTTATGGAGAAGATATTTTAATAGTGTACTCTTACCTTGACCTTTCTCACCGTAAAGTAATAATACTGACTCATTACTATTTATAAATGAATCAATGTATTCATCAAGATTTAAAGGAGTACCATCTTCTTTAACACCTAACCAAGGGTAAAAAGAATCATGAATAAAATCAGGACATTCAACAGGAATATAATCAATAATTAATTCGCCATTGCTATTTACCCCAGTTACCCATGAGATAGTAGGTGGTGTTTTTAAGTAACTAATGTTTTTAAAATACTCTTTAAGCTCGTCATCATAAGTAAAAAACAGATTTAAACGATATTGATTTTTATCTTTAAGATGAGTTATTCTATAATGTGTATGCTCATTAATAAAACATTCATAAACATCACTAGTAGGATCATCAATATTACTGTGATATTTTACTTCTGAGAAACTTAAAAGTTCATCAAATGTTTGTTTTAAAATTAAGTTATTAGAAGAACCAGAGAAAGCTGTTAATTTATTATCAAATACAGTCTTGTGATAGTTATAAATAAATTGATCTTTAAACGAAGAGAAATAAATAGAATTCGTATTACTACCAGTATTTTTATTTTGTAAGCTTGTCATTATATTGTAATTCACTATAGTGGGAGAGCCTAAGAATTGTTTCAGACTGTAAGAAGTAAAGTCTGCTGTAGGTTTTAAAATTTGAGGAAAATCACAAAGCATAAATAAAAAAGAAGGTATTGTTAAAAAATCTTCATTATAGAAATCTAAATGAGCTTCATAATCTCTTATGTACCAGTCTAAGTTATTAAAAGCAATATTATGATGCGAACCTACAATCTGTTCATTAAGATTTATTCTAACATCATATAAAAGTAAAGGATCTTTAGACATAATCAATATTCAATAATTTTATGAGAATGATATCTATTAAAACCAGCAATAGCTTGATCGTTTGGAAACTTGATTCTTAAAAACTCATTTTTATAACCTAAAGGATTAATTACATGTCTACAACCAAACTTATCTATTACATCACAACCATCGTGCGTATGACCACTAAGAAATAAATTAAAGCCTGTTGTAATTTTAGCATTAATGAAATAAGGATTTAAAATATTACCTTTCCAACGTTCATTTTGAGCACTTAGAGAACATGGAAAATGAGTCACGATTATTGTATTAGGTTTATTATTAAACTTAGCTATCCAATTCCAATCTTTTAAATGTAGATATTCCATTAAGTCTAAAGATAATTTAGATTCACCATATTTAATACAATGGAAATCTGCAATAGAATTAAACGCAGCTTTTCTTGCAGCATGTCTAGCTTTACGCCCATCCGATAAAAAAGAAGTCCATGTCGTACCACCAACTAATGTATATTCAACACCATTATGGTTGTATGTATAACTTACACCTTCTTTAAGAAGATTAAGACCAGCGTCTAATAAATATTTATTAACATCCATAATGTTATTATTATAGTAGTCATGATTACCACAAACTAAATAAGCAGGTTTACTTAATTTAGATATTAAATATTTAATTAAGTGCACTTTACCATTAGTTATGTCACCTGCAAAAACAGAAATGTCATATGTATCTTCAGGAGGAAGAGAAGTTAAAAAATCATCTACTTCTGATTCGTTATTTAAATGGGTATCTGAATGTAATAAGATTTTTAATTTGTTAGTTGAAGACATTAATAAGGCCATCCCATAAAATAAAACAGAGTAAAGAGTAACATAAGGGAATGTAAGAATTGATCAAAACCAATAATAGACCAGAAACTTATATTAGGTAAAAAGTTTGTGCCCGTTTGATTAGTTTTATACATGTAAGATGATAACCTACTTGTTATATAATCAACGCAATAATGTAAAACACCATTAAGGATTGCAAAATACCAAGCTAGTTCAGGAGACTTAAATATACAGAAGGAGGGAATTAAGAGAATTAAAGAATAAACAACTACATGTGTAAATAAAGGAATATTATTTTTACTTTTATTTTGAGCCAGCCATGAATTTTGCATTAAAAAATCAGCAATAAAATGAACGAATAATATAAATATAATTGTAATTAACATATTAACCAAGTACCATAACGAGTTTATAATTTTCTTTATTTTCTAAACTTTCATATTCTTTTATTGTTAAAATATTTTCATCCTTAATCTCTAAACTATCATTAGTATAACCTAAAGTTAATTTATTAAGATTAGTATACTGACTCATGCAAATCACAGGAATATCAGGATATGCTTTCTTTAATTTAGAAACTACTCTAACTAAATCAGATAAAGTATTAAAAGTATGTATAGTTTGTTCAATAGTCATAAATAATAAGAAGACACTAGTAAAATTATAAAGTAATGAAAAGAAGGTATAACAAAAAATACTTTCGTACTATTGTTATACCATTGAATAAAGATTGCAAGTAAACTAAAGAATATTAAATAATTACTATAATTAAATGTTAAATTTATAAATATAATTGGAATAAAATAATAAAATAAAAAAGAAATAAATAATAAGCCTAGTATATCTAGGGATTTTAAAACACTAACTCTATATAAAAATTCAGATAAAGTTATTCTAATCACTTGCGATTTTTCATTCATAAAGGTAAAACCTTAAGTAAATAAATTGAGTTAAGTCTCGAAACTTTAGAAATTGCTTTCTAGCTACATTAATTATGTATTGACATCCTATTGTCTGCAACTCAATTATTTTTTATTTTTATTGTGTTTGTATAAGGAATGTATTTCTTCTGTACAGCTTTTACAACACTGACAAATATTTAATACATCCTTTAATTCAGCTTCACTACTAACTCTTTTACAAGCATTAATAATCTCTGTATCTGATGTTGGATTACAAATACAAACTATCATTATAGTACTACCTTATGCTACAACTTCTTGTTCTATTCTAATAGTCTCTTGAGCAGTACTTACTGTACTTTCTTTAGTAAGCTCTGAAACAGTAGGTTCTTCTAAAATTTCTCCAGTCTCATAAATAGATTTAAAATTTAAAAATTTATGATTCTGTTTTAAAAGTTCAAAGTATCTAACAGATGTCTTAGTAGGTAAGTAACCATAACGTTCAAAATAATTTCTAGCTTTAGTAAGCTCTTCATTATGATTCTTTGTATAGTTCTTAATATGCTCAAATAAAACAGAGTAATTACGTTCACCAACACTTACATTCATATTATCACCAGATACAAAGTTAATACGTTTGTATAAAGGAATAGAAGTAAGTACAGTTTGATACAAGTTAGCTAATAAAGAAGCAGCTACATCATTACCATTGAACAATTGTTCAGGATTGTCATCAGTACCGTTAGCATCATGATCAGCACAGGCATGAATAGATACTTCATCAAAGATATCTAATAAGTCAGGGTGATCGTAAACGTAACCATTTGTATGCTTATTATTACTATAATAAACTTGACCATTAAATAAATTAACACCAGCAGCAAACATAGGATTCTTATAACGAGCTATAAAGAAATCCAACTTCTTCTTGAAACCTTCATTATCAACTAAGTTAATAAGTATATCTTTTTTATTAATACCTAATTGGTTTAAACATACAAAATGTTCCTCTGGATACTTATTATTAGGAAGATACTTAGTATCAAAGTTAGCATATGTAGCATATTTTGGTACATATGTAACAGAAATATTAGGATATAACGCATCATATCTTTCTGATAATACTTCTGCTTTATTACGATTCACATCAGGACTAATGAAGTTCTGACGAATTAAATTTTTAGTTTCCAATTTTGTTAAAAATAAAACTTTATATTATTATGTATCTTACATATTAATGGCAGAGAGTAGAGCAATCGAAGCTCAACCTATAACGGTCCATCCACTTAGCAGGTGGAGCACATCCCTTGATGGTTTACTCTCTTTAATATGGCGGAAGATGAGAGGGTCGAACTCTCAAGGCGCAAAGCACTCGACTGTTTTCAAGACAGTTCCCATCGCCAGCTTTTGGGTTGATCTTCCTAAAATATAACATTTATTCTTATTGCTCTCACACCTGGGATCGAACCAGGGACCTGCGGATTAACAGTCCGTCGCTCTACCAACTGAGCTATGCGAGAGCAATAAGAATAAACTTTAATAATAAATATGGTGGAAGTAGTACGAATTGCACGTACATGATATGGTGGTCATCGGAGTTACAGTCCGACGGGATCAGCTAATTCTCCCATTACTTCCATTTAGTTTTACTTTCCAAGATCATTTCTGTCTTAGTCTACAATTTTATTTAATTAAATTATGGTCTCCGAGGAAGGACTCAAACCTTCGACCACAAGCTCCCAAAGCCTGCATTCTATCACTGAACTACTCGGAGATAATAGCATAGTTTGCTAGACAGGATTCGAACCTGCATATTGACGGAGTAGAAATCCGTTGCCTATCCAATTAGACTACTAGCAAACTATGCTATTACTATTTAATTAAACTACTATATATTTGTAGATCAGAGTACTGCATAGAATAATATAATCACTACATTATTCTCCCTATCGCTTACTGCGTTCACGCTGCCCTACCGATTCTACTGTAGTTAATACAGTATGGTATGCTTGCGCCTAATTGTCCTTAGTATGGAGTTCCTAGTCGATCAGAAAGGGTTTATTCAGGTCCAAACAAATTTAAATTTGTAATTCTACATAACTTGGAATTATATAGAGTTAAACCTGATCTGCATCTATTAATACAATTTGTAAATCATAACGTAAACTAGGTACTTTATGAAATGCATCATTATAGATCTTCAATAATTTAGGTAAAAACCACGAGGTAGTACCACCAGCACCAAAGATAAACACTTTACTCTTTTGTTTTAACATATGATGTAAAGGATTAACAGCACTTTTTAAAGTATTTACCATACCACTAATTTGAAAAATATTAAAATTTTCATTAAGCAAAACTGTACGTTCAGCTTCATTAGGTTGCTGTAAATAAATATTATTAGGAATCTTTGGAGGTTCCTTCGTCTTTAATTCTTCTTGAACTTCAGGTGAAGATACTGAAGCCGTAGCAACAGTATCCTCCCCATTCACAGTAGAATCATTTGAAGTAGTATCTGTAAACGTATTTGTCATTGTTTATTATACCATTAAGGTGTTGTAGATAAACGACTTGTAGCTTCGTTATATCCAGCTTTAAAATAAGGAATTAGGTCATTAGTAAATGAATACCAACGTAAGGCTTCATCAATATGTAGACCTAATTGGGCACTATCTTGACCATCATTAAATGCTAAATTTTGTTCAGAATTTAATGTATTCATATCAAGAGTTTTAAAATTAATTTCTTTAATTTCAGGACTAGGCAATGTTAAAACTGTACTAGATACTGTAACACCATCATCTTCTTCATATTCAATTATATCTTGTGCAATACTATCACATGTCAACTGGAATGCATTGAGACAAGCAGTTAAAGAGTCTTCTAATTTATTACAATCATAATTAGTTGGAATATTAAAAGCTTTAGTTTCAGTTTCTATATATTCACAGAAAGTTTCAACCAAATCAAATAATTTAACTTCATCAATAGTGTATAATAAATTAAAAGTATTAATAGAAGATATGAGTTTAGCTTTAGCTCTATATACTTCAGCATAACCAGTATTAACACTACTTCCACTTGTACGAGGGCTATAATCATCATAGTAATCGTAATTATAAATACTATTAGCATTATAACCATTATATTTATAAGGATTACCTTTAGTAGCTCCTCCACCATAAGTAGTCTTAGTAACAGTAGGTGCACGAGTTGTTACATTTGTAAATGCATCTTCTGGTAACGAATAATTAGAAGTTTCATGAAGTTTGTCTTTTTCATAATCAAATACATCAGACAACTGTAGTACAACTTCTTGTTGATTACTACCAGCAGTAAATAATGTTGCTGGTGTTGGATCTAAAATTTTACCAATGACACCAAATAATCTACTGCTTTTTTGATCTGCTTTATCAGCAGCTGACCAAACATATTTTGTTATCGCATTCTTTTTAATTTCAATGCTTCATTTACTACACTAAAAATTAGTTGATCTGTAAATGATCGGACTATCTCATCATCCTTTATTTCTAAAGGAGCAAGGCGCTCGTGGGTATATATTGTTATGTTACTCAATACCTAGTCTCTACACTTTCATATCTCTTTGTCTTTACATAAGATATGCTTAGCACGGATGTCGTCTATCAAACTTCCACCGTTAGCTGTAATTCATTTAATATATTTAAGTCATAGCATTCACATACACCTCTAAATTTAATTAAAGGTTTATATTTATACTTTTTAAATTTAGAATGTAACTCTTCTTCTTTTAAACAACAAGAAAGAGCATCATTAAATTTAGTAACATTTAAAATTTCATAATCATAAGGCATTACTTTAGAACCACTAAAACGAGTTTCTATAGTTGTAAATGTCCTACCTATTTTTATAAAATTTTCATCTGTTTCTTTATTAGAACATTTAATAACATACACCTGATAACTATTAAATTGCTTAGAATTTTTACTTACACTATCCCATTTAGAATAAGACCAACCATTACGATTAGGACTTAACTTAGAACATTTAGGACAACCTTTTCCCCTTACGTGATTATTAGGAGAACATAAAAATAAACCATGTATTTTACAGTTTATATTTATGCGAGTATGTGCACCTATATATTTTTCAGGATAAGTATATTTATCCTTATGACTAATAGGAATTTCTTCTAAGAATTTTTCATTATCTTTCAAGTTACCTTTACTAATCTTACTAGAAACACATTCATAACAACCTGAACCTCTCATATGATTGGCAGGTTTTTGAAAGAATTTTCCATGTAAAGAACAAACTATTTCAATAGGTGTATAATAGTCAATATACTCAGTTAAATAAGTATATAAATTATTGTGTACTTTGTTTGATCTTTTTAAGAATTCTTCATTAGTTAGTGTTCTGTTTTGGTTATCACATTTACGACAACCGCTACCAGATAAATGATGTTTAACGGATTGAATAAATTCTCCATGAATTTTACAAGTTATAGTTACTTTCGTATTATAACCATTACACTCATGTAAGTATAAATATCTGCCGTTTATGTATTAGATTAGCTCGTTCTTGAAACACTGTATTATTAAATGTTATTTTTCTTGACATTAATATATTAGTACTCTTACAACACCCTGTCTTCTAAACAGGTTCACCTTGTTTTCTTTAGATATATTACTATATCTAGTGCGCTTAGGTCAACGCACTCATTACATTATGTGACATTTTTTACAATTAGTTTTTTAATTACTAATCTACTTGACATTCAAATAATTTAAATGTAATATTACTCACAATCTAGTGGCTTAATTCATCACTAGAAAAGTAAGGAGTAATACATGAAATTAAAACTTGAAAAACATAAAGATTACATTTTATCCGAAATTGATAAAGGTAGATCTATAAAATCATTAGCTGAAGAGTTGAATGAATATCATCAGAGTGTGTCCAACTTAATTAAAAAGTACAGACCTGATAGTAAATTCACCCTAAATCCTGGAAATTTAGAATATTTTAGAAATATTAACACAGATAAAAAAGCTTATTTTGTTGGCTTTATTGCAGCTGATGGTGCTTTAGTAAAAACTAAAACAAGTACATCTTTAACAATAACAATACACTCTAAAGATAGAATCATACTTGATTCTTTAAAAGAAGATATTGGTTGCGATCATGAAGTTAAACAATTAACTAAAAAGGATCATGTTCGTTTCGTTATAAGTAGAAAAGAACATATTAAAGCTTTAAATGATTTAGGAATAGAATCCAATAAATCATTAACTATGCCATCTATAATACACAATATACCTAAAGAATTCAGAAAAGCCTTCTTAAGAGGATACTTTGATGGAGATGGATCTATATTCAAAACAGTTCCCGCTTCTAAACCAAAAGGTCATTATTATATAAGTATAAGAGGAACAGAGGATTTTCTAAAGGATTATATAAAAGTTTTCGGAATTACTTCTTATTATTTTAATCACTCAGCTAATATTTCTGGACTGTCTATACGGTGCTAAAGATAATATATTACTTATGTTTTCTATGTATGATAATTCTGAAATACACTTAAATCGTAAATATGAAAGATTCATTTCTTTCATTGAAGAAAAATGTCAAGATAAGACTATCTCATCACCCTCTTAATTGAGGGTGTTGGGCACTCGTGTCGGGATTATTAGTAAAGATCTTCACCCATTAGTCGTTACACTTTCCTATCTACTATCAATTGATTTAATTGATTTCTTATTCGATAGACTTAGCACGGTATTGTTCTTCTTCTGAAGTTTCACCGTTAGCAAGAGTTTCCTCTCACACCCTGTTTCCTACACAGGTTCACCCAATTATTCGATATGTATTACTACATAAAGGCACTCAAATTAATGCACATCGCATACAATTACAATATTAGGATCATTCATAATCGCTGCGTTATTTTCAAACGTTACAGCTGCACCAGAAACTACTTGTTTTGGTACATAAATAAAATAATCTTGCTTTGCAATATCCCAGCAAATGCTAGTATATACTTCTGATTTAAGCGTTGCATAAATATCTTTATAATACTGTAAAATATTATTAAAGATAGTGTGAGGGATCTTAGGTAATTTTGGTGTATAACTAAATTGACAATCTTTAGTTAATCCATATTTCTTACCATCAAAATCTTGTACTTTTAATGTAAACTCACCAACTGGTTCATCACGTATTTGCCATAGGCCATTAGCGAATAATGCATTACGATATTTCTTTGTGGAATCAGTAGAGAAAGCTTCTAATCCAAAAGTTGATAATTGACTTAAAAAAGACATAATTGATCTTCTTTGATTAATTCTAAGGAGTCCTTATTGAAACATTCTGTGTATCCATTAAATTTCAATAAGGGATTATATTTAAAACTTTTTAATTTTTTATGTAAATTCTTTTCAAATTCACAACATTCAATACTGTTATTAGTTATAGTTTGTTGGTTACTAAATTCTTTAATGTAAATTATTTCATAAGAATAAGGTAACTTAGATGTACCTTCAAATCTTTTATTTAATTTACTAAACGTTCTGCCAATCTTTATAAATTCTTCGTTATCATTATAACATCTAATTATATAGACTTTAAATGATTCAAAACTTTTAGAATTTATTGCAGCATTAGTCCAATCAGAGTAACCGCCAACCTCCATTTTCTTGTTTCTTATTCTTCTTACATTCTTTACAACCTCTACCTTGTTTATGATGGTGAGGTGTCATAGAGAAAGAACCATGAGTAGGGCAAACTATATTAATAGGTTTATCAGAGTAAGTAGGTAAATCTATATAAGTGTAATAATTATTATGTATAACATTAAATAATTTTATTATTTCTTTTGATTTTATTCTAGGTTTCTTTATTAAAGATTTTGAACATTCGGGACAACCTGAGTAACTACTTAAATAATTACCAGGAGATGAAAGAAATAATCCATGAATATAACAACCCATTTGAATTTTTATCTTTGCACCTTTAGTAGCTTCAGTACAGTAATGTAAAGGTCTACTAAATATATTAAAGTTACCGAATATAATATAAATTAGTTTTAAAATTAAAAGATATACTATTAGTATAAAGAGGTACACTATATCTATCAGAGAAATCTTTTAACCTTTCATCAAAAGATTTAAACTTCTTAATTATAATAGATTTATTGATCATAACTTACTCAAAAATATTATTATCTATCACTATTAGAAAAGAATGCACCTAATGTTGATTCAGATTCACTACGAGCAACAGTTGCTGGATTAATCTTTTTAATATTAGATAAAAAGAAATATATTAAGAAACATTGTAAAGCTACTGAATAACCATTAATTGTATTTATTATATCTTCACGTTCAATATTAAAAATTTCTAATAAGAAGTTAATATACTCTTGTTTATCTTGTGAAGATAGATGAGAAGTAGCGAGACTATTACGATATAAATCATTATTAAATTTAGAGCATAAGTAACGAGTTACAAATGTGGATTGAGTACTAAAATCCTTTTTACTTAAAAAGGATTGATCCAAACCATCAGGCCAGCATACTCTATTTCCGAATTGATTAGGAAAGATTTGAACTAGTCTTGTACTATCATTAATAACACCAGATAGAGGTACGACTGCATTATAAATTTTATAATAACTAACATTAAAAACATCTGTATTACTGTTAGAGATAACACCTACAATATCTCTGTAATTCATATCTTTAATTACAATAGCGTTTTCGTCAATACTAATACCGTAAGGATTATCTGTTTTTAACACATTTCTTAGACTACCAGATACTGACACTCTGCAATCTGCAATAAAGTTTTTAAAGTAATAAGCTCGATTTGATACATTACCAACATCTTCTCGTAATAAGTTAGAAGCTAAATAACCTGTATCTCTTTTTGTTCCATTAAGGGTAGTAAATAATTTAATTAAACTTTCCAAAGGAACTGTCTTATTAACATACTTACCTTCTTCTTCTGTTGTTACTGTTGCAACAGAAGCATCTTTTTTAATACTAATGTTAAGATTCATTTAAATATACTTTGTAGTTTGTGCAGGAGGACAATTTTTTAAATTATTTTTTAAATTTAAAAAAAGAGGTAAGGAGAATTTTAAAGCACCAGCTTTACTAGAGTCAATGTGTTGTCGATACATTCGTATACTATTTATGATACTATTTTCTTGAATAAAATTAATTATTTCTTCAGTTATTTCATTTTTACCAAGTTTTACTAAATCAAAAGCATTAGCATTGCCTTCTATTGTAGTTAAACCTTTTAAAATATCATTGTACATTTGAACCAATGCCTCTCAATAAACCTGTAACATTTTCATCATAAGAAGTATCTATAGTAATTAATTTTTCTACTAAAGTATTCTGATAATCTGTAAATTCATCTTCAGTTAGCTTAGCTGTTCCTCTTACTATAGATAAAAGTACATAAGAAGTTGTGCCAGAAAAATCTTTAATCTTAAAAGCTAATCTACTAAGAATCGATCTAGCTAAAAATGAATTAAAAGGCATCATACCTCTTTGTAGAATAAATGTATTAAAGATAAAATCTTCTCTACTTTTTAGTTCAAATGCTACCCATTCTTTATGGCTCGAACTACCTACATTATTAAAAATTACAGTGATAAAATAATAAAGAAAATTAATATATTGTTCTTTTCCAAGTTCTGCGGTTTTTGATGTCATTTCAGCACTTACTTTTCTAGAATAAGTATTAACAACTGAGCTAACACTTGAAGTTGTGCGAGAAGGTAAGAACATTGACCATATAATTAATAAAAAATTATGCATATAGATCCATAAATAGTATAGAATAAAATAGGTACTAGTGAAATAAAACACTAGTACCTAAATTTAAAAAACGAAATTATCCGTTCTTTTGACCAGATGGCAAAGCAAAAGTAACAACGTTACCAGCTACTTGAACAGTAGCAGTTGCTAATTCACGGTACTGAGAAGCCAACTCAGACTTAATTTGATTAGGAGAATAACCAGCAATGGTTAAATCTAAACCAGCTTGTGGATATTGAACACGATAAGTACCAACGGCATCTAACAATAAATTTGACATATTTCTTTTCCTTATAAGGGGTTTGACCTTGTGGTCGTTAATTGATTTGTTGAAATTTCAACGGTATATTTAGTATAATAACTTAATAAACAATCTTATAGTAACTTATGTTTTCTCTGAATAACCAGCAGTATAGATTCTTATTAATATTATTATACAAAAATTAAATTATTAGTAAATTAGATTACTAATAAAATTCATAAAATAGTTTATTTCTGTATTCAAGTTGGAAGTACAACTTGACCACCAAATAATGTTCTAACTTCAAGAGGAGCAGGAGTAGAAGGAGTAGTTTGTGGAATAACAGGTTCTTCAGTTTCTAATGGAATTACTCGATCAGTGACTGGAGGTGCAATATCTTGATAACTAGGTGCAGCTCTTGCTGTAAATCGTGGAGTTACAGGGCCACGAGCTAGAGACTCACTAAGGTGTTCTGTAGGAAGTTCAGCAACGCCATTTCGTTCAATTGTATATTGCGTGTTTATATTTTGCTGTGCTTGAAGAATTTGATCCCATATACCTCTAGGACGAGGAACTTCTTCCTCTAATAGAGCAGTTGCAGTCCTTGGTTCTGGATTTCCAGGCAATACGATTTCTTGACACATGTTAGTAAAAAGAGCAACATTGTCTGATGGAACTCGTGATTTTAAAAAGACTTTTAAATCTGAAACAGCAACTGCTGCCCCTGAAATATCAATGCTACTCTCAATAGGAGTGGGTATAATAGCTTGATTATGTTTAATTAATTGATCTAAGATCGAAACTTTAAATGTCATCTAGTAGAATTCCAAGGTATGTGGTTATTATTAGGAAGTTGATTACGTATCTCTTCAATCAAACAATAAGTTAAAAAACAAGCATAATAGTGTAATGAATTTTGAATATCTAAAGACATTCTCTCAAATGTTATTAGACCTACTTTTAAAGCCATTTTAAAATAATTATCTATGGTAATATCATTAAAATTAATATCACTAAATGCAGTATTACTCATAATTGAAAAATATCCAGAAGAATTATATCTAATGGTATTTAAATTAATTTTGTATTCTGAGTTACGTTCAACTCTACAAAGTCTACTATACTGAAAGTTATCTTCTAAATGCTTAGCAATTGCTTCAAAATAAGGTTCTACATCAGTTCTTACAAAAAGTCGACGAACATCTTCAGAAAAATAAGCTAAGTGGTTAAATGCCATAATTAAATTTCCTTTATAAATTGAAGAACTTTTGTACTATCATATCTACCAAAATAATTAGTTTTTAAATATGACATAACTTCTTTTGTTAGAATTTTAATATCTAAAATCTTTTCTTTAATATCGTTAATAATAACTTTAATTTCATCATCTTCTAATGACTTAGGAAGTAATTTTTCTAACACTGAAATTTCATTTAAGAATTTATCATCTTTCTTTAATTCGTACATTTCTTTACAAGAATCAATTGTTTGTTTAATAACTTTTTGAGAAGCTTGTATTAAATCTGAATAGTTTTTATCATTAGAACGATGTTTAGTTTCAATTTCACCAATTAGTGTACTAAGTAATGTTAAAGTAACTTGATTACGTTCTTTACGAGCAATATCTCGTTGTTGTTTAATTTGTTCAAATAAGTTCATGGTAGTATTACTTTTAGTAAAGACATAAAATAGTTTAAAATAGTATTAATCAATAATTTCAATAAAATCTTTTACTGATATAAGGTCATCTGTTTCATCAGAAGCATACATGAATATTTTAGGTAACATATTTTTGTTAAAATTTAAAATATACATGTCTGAATCAATAGCACTATTATCCCATCTGACTTTCATTAATTCGTCTTCAACACTAAAGATAGTAAATTTAAAACTATTATTATTTACAAATATCTCTATACCAATAAGTTTTTGCAATTGTTCTTTAGTTAACATGTTGTTATACCTTTAATGAATTAAATTCAGACTACTATTTTTAGTTTTCCAATAAACAATTTTTTAAGTTGCTGTTAGTAGTCTTTAAAATTAGGTAATTAAACTAAAATTCGAATGAAATTCAGTCAATGGCCTACACCATTTTGTCTTTTTATTTATATCATAATATGTAACCATTACAGGTGTTTTTTCAAAATCATCACTTTGTGTATTTAAGATTTCATTTAAGATATAAGTTGTTCCTTTACGACGATGCTGAAATTTAGCACCAATTAGATTCTCATACAGAGAAATCAAATGTTGTAAAAGAGAAGAATCTTTTGCTTTAGGTTCTGGATTAGAAGTATTAGCTTTAGTATTAGAATCAGATTTCATTTTAGATTCTGTACTTAGATTTTCTTGTACTCTCTCTAAGATTTGAGTACAAGTTTTAGCTAGTTCTTGGAACTGTTTGTCTTCTAGTATATTTTTTATAAAATTCATTCATAAGCCTTAATTTTTAATAAGTTCTTCACATTCAATACAGCGATAAACATCTGTAAACAAGTAATACCTCTATTACTAATACACAACATATTTACGAGTACATTTATTTCATAGTTGTAATTCTTAATCTGTTTCTTACAAACATAAGAATATTTACTATTAAAGTAATCATTATTAATCTTCCATTTTTATTTGAGTTTCTAAAGTAGACTCAAATAAATTACATATTGAGTCATCATTTAAAAATGAATAATCAATTTCTTTAAATTCTTCACCTATCCAAAACTTATTATCTTTCTCTAATTCATCTTTAAGATTTTTATGAACACTATTACGATTAACAATGTTCATACACCTAGCTACACTATTACCTTTCATTACTACATTACTTTTAAAGAATTAATAGTATCTAAATAATAATTAACTTTAGTCTTATTTTTGTTTTTATGGCAATTAGTTGCATTAAATAGTGCATCATGTAACTTAACCATACGAGCAATAGGATTTGAAGCGCAACGAGATAAATAATTTATTCTTGGTTCATCTTTAACTTTAGTAATAGCTTTTACAGCATCACCAATAGTCTTACCAAAAAGATTGTAAATAGTATCTAAAGAAATTGAAGTATCCTCAGCAAGATCATGTAAATATCCCACTATCACATAGTCTTCACAAAAATTATGAAGTTTTAAAGAATTAACAACACCTTCTATATGGTATTTAAAGTAATCTTCAATTCCATATTTTTGATTTGAATGAAAAGTTTCAGACATAACTTTAGCAAGTTGTACTAATTGAGTCATAGTAACTCTCCTTGAATTTCTTTAGATATATTAGTTGTTAGTCTTTCCTAACAGTCATCACATATGCTTTATAAACTCTCCGAAGAGAATTATATAAAAGGGCTGTAAAACAAGCTACTACAATTTAAAATATACAGGTCTGATGTGAACAGACAGTATAAGTGCTTTCGATAGTTTGATTAAAAGTAGTTTTGTAAGAATTTGCGGTTCGTAGCTTTTAAAATTAGTTTAAAAAACTTTTAAAATTAGTTTTTAAGAATTCTGTGACTGGAAGTACATGTAATAAACGAATAAGAAGATTCTTAATATAATTAAATTTAGTCTAATATTAAATAATATTTCGCCTTCTAATATCGAAGGTATCTCAAATAATCCAATTTGGGTAGAGTTTCAGATCTACATACGACAACGCTTAAAAGTTAGTTATCCGCAAATATTTAAATTAATATTAGCTGAATTTAACTAAAAAAATATAGACACATTACTATCTTGAACGAGGACAAATTAAAAGTTTGTTGTTTTAGGAAAGTTGCTGTTAGTAATGTTTAAAATAAGGGATGACTAAATGTTATAGTCAAGTATAGAGGATAAAGACATATTTCCTAATCCAAAAATTAGTTTAAAATTTGCGATAGAAAATAAGATAAAATATGGAAGGCATGGTTAGATTCGAACTAACGATATATGCTGGGATCAAAACCCAGTGTGTTGAGCCACTTCACCACATGCCTTAAATTGACTGGAAGTACCACTCCCTTTACTTATAATATATTATAAGCTTAGTTTGTCATCACTAATCTATTTTTAATGTTAGAGTCATCCAACCTATTTCGTCAGGTTGTTACGAATAGGTTCTTTGTACTATTCATAAATACAAGGTCATTTACCTTACAATGACAAAGGATCTATTTTACAGTCTAGCTCTGGTATATTTTTGAAGAATATACTAACTTCTTCTCTTTGGTTAGAAGAGAAATTCTTTAAAATAATTTTAAAGCTTGGATTAATTTCTTTCTTTTTATTTTAAAAGAAACAAAATCGAATATTTTATTTATTTAATAGTTCTTTTAACATTGATTTGATTTCTTCTTGTTCAAGATGAGTAAATTCATTTTTATCTTGAATAATATTTGTAACAATCAAACTAATAATAGATGGAATAATTAGAAAAATCCAAAAATGTCCAAATACAATAGCTATGATTTTACCTATAGTAGTAACAGGTGATAAATCACCATAACCTATAGTTAAAGAAGTAACACAAGCCCAGTATAAAGAATCTATAAAGGAATGATTTTCTATATAAGAAAATAATATTGAAGCTAATAACAAACTAGTAACATATGAAAATAAAATATACTTAAAACTGTTTGTTAATTTTAAAAAGTATTTCATAATGTTCTACTTAATATAAATTCACTAAAAACTACAATCAAATAAATATCAATCAATAAAACGTACGATTTCGAGAGTCTAAACATAGTTAAGGAATCTAACCCATCTCTATTTATTTTGACAACCAACTGTACAATTATTTTAATCGTGATTTAGTTATCAATCGAATTTCTAATTTTGGATTACTAAAATATAAAGGTATTAAAAATTCTACATAATCTAAATATTCAGTTGGATGGCAATATATTATATCAAAAGATTGTCCTCTTAAAGAATTATTATTTAATGTATTATAGCATCTTACAATAATTTCTGTATTTTCAATATTATAAATATATTGAATATAAGGTGATTTTACTTGTCGTATTAAATATTCTTTTGGTATTGTATTTATAATCTTTGGTAAAATTGATTTACCAATTACTAATATTTTCATTATTTCCATAATTGTAACCTAGTTTTGACATTTTGGAGACCAAAGTTGTGCGAATTTTAATACATTGGGTAAATTATTACTCCATACTGGATACACTACTGCACAAGATTTTTCACCACCTAATGTAGTATTTTCATGTCCTAAATATACTTTATCTAGTTGTTTAATCTTTTCAAATTCCTTACGATTAACACGTATTACACATTTACGGAAAGATTCTGTTAACCAATGTTTATAAGTTAAATCATAAACTTTAGTTAGTCCTCCGTTAATTAAATGTCCAGATGTAGCTTCAAACATTAAATGAGCACCTAACATACTATGAGCTACAAGAGTTGGAACTATAAAATCGGGACAATCTTCCAGCACAGCAATGTACAATTTTAAATAATTTTCTTGACTCATTTTTCTACTACACTGTTGATACTATCAAATAAATATTTTTCATTATTAATCATTATCCAACTACCATCTCTTGCTACATCATAAATAAACTGATTAAAATAATGGCGAAGTATCTTATGTAATCTCATCCAAAGAATTAATTGGTTAAAGTTTAAAAGAGAATATAAAGTATTAATATTTTCAAATAAAGAAAGTGTATTATCAATATTAGCTAAAAATATATCAGCTTGACTATATTGAAATATAAATTTTGGTTTTAATTCTTTCATTTAATAGTTGCTATTCCAAAGTCTTTTAAAAATCTGATAACATTAATCCCAACCATACATACCTTGAGCCAAATGGCAAATACCCATACGTTCTCTATAGTCATGTGCTTCTTGGAAATGACGTTCTCTTTGTGCAATTTCTGCTAATTTTTGACGAAGTTTTTCTTCTCTTTTAGCTACACGTTTATCAATTTCTTCTTGAGTCTCTTTACGTTTCATATTACTACCACCACCAATGAACAATTACTTCTTCGTTTTCTTTAACATTTTTATGTTTAAGCCAAAAATAAATACGAGGATAACTTGCAAATAATTCATCATCTAAATTAGTTTTATAGATATATTTATCATTACCTAACGTATAATCTAACCATAATTGTTTAACTTCTTCTAAAACAAATTCAGGAGTGTCAGACCATTGAACATCAAAATATTGAATTTTTCGAACAGAATTATCTGGAATACCTTGAAGATTACAATGACTTGCAGTAGTCGAAGTCGATTTCATTAATTCTTTAAGAAAATTCTCTTCACCTAATTCTTTATCACTATATTGATCTTTTATAGGCGGATGATCTCTTAATTTTTCAAGAATATGAATATTATCTTTCCAATCTTTAACATTAGAAACAGTATCAGGAGTAACCATAATACAATCAATTAAATATTGAACTGCTTCTTTAAATCCTTTATTAGAACATCCAGCTAAACGTGAACCACGACTACTAAATGTATGAATTGGATAAATATAAGATAAAGGTAATACTGGTTCTGTAATAATAAATTCAGCATCGTAATAACTTTCAATATGACCTTTTAAATTTAAATCAATTCCATTACCAAGCGTACAAAATAAGTATTCTAATACTTGCCTTTCATTTTTATGTAACCTACTATATTGGATTTTATTTTGAATATAACTCATTATTTAAGTTCCTGATAATAATATATAATAATTTCAATTTTAATTATAATAAGGTAAAATACTCTTCCTCTAAATCAGGTACACTCCTTGCTCTTTTACAAACAGGTGGTAAATAATTTGATTCTAAAGTTTTAACATCTACTTCTATTAGATTACCAATATCTGTTAATATAATAAAAGTATTACCTTTAATATTTACAATAGTTGCATTAGTACGAATATAAGGTTTAGCAGTATACAAAACAGTACCTACTTCATATTTATTTGTTTTTAAATAAAAAGGAGCAGGAAAGTAATCATTTAAATACTCTAATACACTTGAATTAATTTTAATTCCTTCTGACTCTTCTATGTAGTTTATTACTTTTTGAGCAAATACACTAGCACTAGTAGCTAAACCATAAGTATGTATAATAGCTTTAGCTTCATTTAATAATACATCACTACTCACTAATGTGACTCCTAATTATACTATGACTTAATTCTAACTACATATATATATATATATATTAACACATCATTATATTAATTAACTTATTCACAGTAGGCCTCGATACCTACATTCTATCAAACCTCGTAATAACTTTATCCAAAGCTTTTATTACTCAGTTATCAACGGTTTCTCCAATGCTACGCAATTCCTCGTATGCAAATAAGTTAATTAATATAACATACATCATAAACTAATTCTTACTATATATGTTAATACATCATTATTTTGATTGTTAGTTAAATATGTTCTAAATTTATTAAGGTCACGATTACAATCTTCAATAAAATGAATACGTAATCGTTTCCAATCATCATTAAATAATTGTTTAAATATTTCAGAGTTAACTGTATTTTGAAATTTAATAACTTTATTATTAAAATGAGACCATGTTCTAATCTCTTCAACTTCACCATTAGTAATATTCATATTAAATACCTATACAGTTTCTATAATTTTAAAAGATTAATTTTATTTGAGAACTTTTAAACATTAAACATTTGTCGTGATTAAAACTTAATAATTAATATTTATGAAATAATTTATAATAACTTTCTGTCTCTTTTGCTGGTATCAACATACATTTGATACGGTACTGTCATACTTACGTAATTAAGTGCGTCCGTCGATTACTTGTTGTGGATATAAATTATTTCTAAATATTAATTAAAATTGGAGCGTGGTAAAAGGAAAGTAATTACTAAACATAACTTGAAGAACAATCGCCTATTTTTCTTTTGACAATTTATCATATTCAAACATTAAAATTCTCTTTTTAATTCATTTATTTTATGAATGGTTACATAAAGAAGGCGTAAGGACAATTTAGCTCATACGGAGTATGTACGAATACATATCTCTAAGGGGTCATCACTTCATAATAAATAGATTGGGTAAACAAAAATCAGTCCAACTCAATATTTATTAATCTCCACTTCTCTCTATCACTACCAATAGAGCCACCATAGAACATCTCAAATAATGTGCTTATCGCATCGGCATGATAATCAGTGGTCAAATGCAAGCTAATGTAGATACTTGGATGGAGCTTCTTGTGGTTATGTAAAACACTAAAACAGACGCCTATTCCGCTTCTTTCCTCGGGGCATTTAAAGATAACTTCTGTTTGTCTAAGCTGTACAGAGATAGGAAGTCAACCTATCTTTTAATTGCAAACTCCTTCCCAACTATTTAAGGGGGATTAATTAAAATATTTAACTAGTTCGACAAAAGAGATTAAATCCTCTTCATCGACAGTATAACCATCATACGACTCAGAAAGATTAGCTATACTAATTCCTTCTAAGATACACAAATCTACGAGAGTTCCTATATGGTACTTATAAGCAAGAATCTCCTGCTCATACTGATACCGACCATAGGTAGCATTGTAATTATAATATGCTAGTTTATACATAGAAATTTTTAATGTTTCTAAGATTCTTTCTTCCATATTAAATTACCTTGAATATTAATTGATAAATAGTGTGTTGTTAAACCAAACACTCTGAGGGTCTTTATATACATCTCTGATTATCCTATCCCTTACTTTCATCAGATTAAGTCTAAGGCTTCGCCCTTAAACATAGTTCCAGCATAACTTCTAGAGATATAGTCATCACAACATATACCGCCCATATTACCTTCTACATTATATATAAAACTGTACTAATTCTTCCCCTGAACTTTTACGTCAGCTCTCCCTGGGACTGGGTATGCTGCACTACGGATCGTTCTTGTGACTCTTTAAAAGATTGACAAAACTTTACATAATAATTATAATACGTTTAGCTCTTTAAAAACAAAATTATAAAGAGTTGAACAACATATATAATAAATTAAAATATGAGTAATTACAATGAATACCCAACAAATAATTGAACTAATCAAACAAGATTTAACAATTTCTGATTTAGTAGAAAAAACTAATAAATCAAAATCTACAATTTATTTATTTGCAAAAACACATAACTTGAAAATAAAGAAAGCAGAAAAAGTAGTAGATAGAGCAATAGATAAAAAAGAAAAAATCTGTTTAGATTGTAAACTAGAAAAATCTACAACTGAATTTTATAAACAAGTCCAAAAGGAAAATGAAAGAGTATGGGAATATTATGATTCCGTTTGTAAACCTTGTAGGTCAATTCAATCTTCACAAAGACGAAGAAATATAAAAATTCAAGCTTTAGAGTATTTAGGATGGATATGTAATAGATGTAAATTAGTAGATAAAGATTACCCACAAATTTATGATTTTCATCATACAGATCCTTTACAAAAAGATTTTTCAATATCTAAGACTACTAAGACTTTTAATAGTATTAAATCTGAGTTAGATAAGTGTATAGTTTTATGTGCGAATTGTCATCGAAAAGAACACGCTGACGAATAAATCAGCTACTTTGAGGCCAACTTCCTAATTATCTTAGACCTGAATTGCGAGGATTCGAACCTACAATTCCACCTTATTTTATACACTAGGACCATGGATTTTCTAGCGACCATTCAAACTTTAAACATACGTCTATATTCTGATTCAAATGATTAACAATGGGTACTACACCTGGATAGGACAACCCAGGTCTAAGATAACTAAACACACATAAAGAAGGCGTAAGACTGATTTAGCTCATACAGAATAAGAACGAATTCTTAAACTAAGGGGTCATCTGTTTTGTATACCGTATACGGCAAATCGAAGCCTAAGCTGTTGATAAGCAATCGTAGGTTACTATCCACTTCTCTTTATTTCTACTAATAAATCCGTCACAGAACATCTCAAATACAATCTAAAGATACAAGTAGATATTTGGATGGAACTTCTTACGGTTATGTGTGTTAATTAAATTTGTTTTAATCTATCTTTAGAATTCAACATTAAGGTGCTCCGTATGTACTTTGAGACTCGTGTACCCGAGATACCAACTGCACCACTTCTTTTAACAGATAGATGTTCGAATATGTAATGTTTTCTAGAATCATATTTACATAAGCAACTAATAGATTAAATTTCTCAACTTCCTGCGGATTTTACATGGTCTCAGGTAATTGAACAATTCTCCATGTCCCATAGGGAATGTATGCCACTGCCATACTACCCTTTACTCCTCCTTTACGGAGTGACCAAGGATCAGGTGCTACGTGGATCGTGGACTAACGTCACCATTTTTAGCCTCCGTTAGACAAATGCACGGAGGGGTTTCTCCTGACTAGAACATGTGTTTACACATGGGAAGTATGAGGAGAGATAGAAAGGATTGCAAATCATGCTCATACAAGCACGTTGTTAGGTAAGTAGCCCAACTGTAACTTAAGAACACCTGTATGCCTACAGCTTTCTAAATTAGTTTTTGTCTGATTTTCAAAACGTTCCATTAAAACATTAATTAATGTTTTAGGTTTTTGATCTAATCGATTAATTTTTTCTTTATAAGTACTTAGTACATTTAGTACTGTACCTTTAATAGTATTAAAAAATGTTTAAATTCATTTTTCACGAAAACCTTCTAAAGTTAATTCGTCAACATGATTTTCTTTTCCCCAACACCAACCAGCATGTCGATCATGGAGCTGGTTAGCCCATTTTTTAGGTATAAACATCATCATTGGATGAACAATACAATTATGTGTAAAATCTTTTAACCATTGTTTCATTAGTTTACCTATTATTTTATTTTAGTCCATACACCATTCACAAAATTGTAAGATGTATCTAAATATTTTTCTGATAATGCAATATAGTGAATATGTCTTCTATACTCTTGATTTAAATGAGTATAAGGTACGACTCTTTCAATTTTATGCGTCTTACTTAATTCTTTTAAAGGAGAAGAAGCCATTCCAGTTATAGTATAGTATTCACCATATTTATAACTATCATGGTATATAATTAAACCTGTCCACCAACCATTTTCTTTAGTTACTTTAACTATATCTCCAACATGAATCATTTCATTATTCACATCAAAGACATTAGTTTCTTCACCAATGAGTCCTGATGCTGGATATCCTAAATGATCTTCACTAGGGATATCTTTAATACCAATTCGAACTAAATATAATGGAATATCAGACATTAGTTTCTCCAAACTTGGTTTTCTTCATAATAATCTAAAAATTCAGAAGGATATTCAAAAGAGTTCTTTTTATTAATATTAAGAGCATCTTGTATGAAATTCATAACCCAAGCTTCTAATTGCTCTTTAGTTTCAAATCTCCAACCTTTATGTCCATCATCACAACCAATAGTACTAATAGTATGAGGATATTTTAACATGTCTTCAACATCTTTATCATTTTCAAAAAAGAAATGATTAGTGGAAGTTCTTTCTATATAAATAAATGGAGTACATGATTTATAAACTTCATCTCTTAATGGTATAGTAAAATAATCTTCTTCTTCAAATAATAACCAAAATAATAATTTACCTTTACGATCATTTACTTGATAATCAACACAACCATCATAGTAACCATTATCATTATAATTATCTAATTTAGGAGTATAAAGACCAGGAAATTTAATTTCTGTTTTCATTTTTATTACCGTATTAAATTAATAAACAGTGTGCAATTACGCCAAACACTCTAAGGGTCTTTATATGCATCTATAGATATTTTAATTCCATATTTCTCTATATTAAGTGTAAGGCTTCGCCCATCATACACGTTTATCAATTTCTTTTGGAGTTTTTTCAGGAAGAACTGTCTCATAATCAGGGTCTGCTAGACCACCTATCATTGCCATGATACTTTCCTTTTAAATTGGCGACTTATGACGGATTCGAACCGTCTGAAATTATGGCGCAGCTGATGGGTTTCGATCCCACTACCTCAACAGTGACAGTGTTGCGCTCTCCCGATTGAGCTACAGCTGCATTTTTTTCTAAATAGTGTAATTCTCTATGACAATTTGAACATAAAGGAATACATTTAGAAAATTCTTCTAAAATCTTTTTCTTACTATATTTACCACAAGAAAGATCTCCTAGGTTATGTTCTTTATTATTATCTATATGATGGAAATCTAAAACATACCAACGGGGATCTTCACATTTAGAACATTTATATGTTTTCTTTAAATTAATAAACCATTCTTTAATATTTTCAACTCGTTCTTTTTTCAAAGCTTTTTCGGTATCTATATTATTAACATAATATTTTTTTCTTCTATTAGAAGAACATTTTTTACAAAGATTTTGATAAGTAGATAAAATTGTACCATCTTTTTTCTTTTTATTATGAATATAAAAATTAGAAATATCTAAATTTAATTTACAGTCTGTACATATTTTAGTTTGCATTAATTTTCCTTAAATTATTATTGACAAATAGCAATAAGACTAAAGAAAATTTTCAACATTAAATAACGTGACAGGGTAGCGCTTTGAGCCAGACTAAGCTAATAAGCCAAAATGGTGGAACATGGTGGATTTGAACCACCGACCAACGCCTTATCAAGACGCTACTCTACCGCTGAGTTAATGTTCCGTATTAAAAAGTTTACTAATAATGTTAGTAACATCATCTAAAGT